TTTAACATAGGAAACCCTACAAATGGCCCCTTTAAAACTCCACGCCGCATGGGACGCCCGCAGCAAGCTCCAAGCCGAGGGCGACAAGCTCTGGGCCGAAGGCGACAAGCTCTGCGCCGAGGGCGGCAAGCTCCGAGCCAAGGGCCGCAAGCTCTACGCCGAGGGCGACAAGCTCTGGGCCGAAGGCGACAAGCTCCGAGCCGAGGGCGACAAGCTCCGAGCCGAGGGCAGCAAGCTCCGAGCCGAAGGCGGCAAGCTCCGAGCCGAGGGCGGCAAGCTCTACGCCGAGGGCAGCAAGCTCTGGGCCGAAGGCGACAAGCTCCAAGCCGAGGGCGACAAGCTCTGCGCCGAGGGCGGCAAGCTATGGTTGAACGCTGTAATCAAAGAATACGGAAATATTCGTATCCAATGGACCTCTGAAGGTTGCGAGTTAGAAAACGGCGACAAGTATCTTTTCAATTCCGAGCGGGTTTGAACACATCTTTTCCCCATAGGATCGCCCCTGATGCCCCTAGTCTACGTCCCGCACCCCGTTCTTGACGACATCGGTTCTGCCGAACAGTGGGGCCGCCTCAAATTTATTAACGACCGGTATATATACCCCGACGAGGTGGACGACACCGGCCAAATCCCCACACTTTTTTATTCCCGCATGTTGGCCGCAGTGTCGGAGTTCAACCCCGAAGACTACCTGCTGATTGTCGGGGACCATCTACAACTCGTGTACCTCAGTGCCTTGCTCGGCCGGGCGTTGCCCCGGTTTAAAGTTCTACGCTATGTTAAAGCCGCCACTGGGTACATGCCAGTGCACTTAACTGGAATTGGCCCACGCGACCCTGGCCCCTCAGGGGGCGTGTAACCACCAGATTGAACTTAGGGATTGGTTTAATCCTGATTTGGTACTTGTGCATCTCTCTCCCCCGTGCTACGGTAGCTTTGATATAGGAGTCTAGTGGTGACCAAAAAGCCCTCCGAGTTTACCGACTTTACCCTCTTGCCCCCCTCCTTGATCGGGCCTCAATCCCCCTTGCCTGAAATCAGCGCCGCGCTCGCGGGGCTTAGCCAAAGCCTCCGCGAGTTAAGGCGGGCTATGTTTAACGCCTCCCGGTTGGGGGTTGTGAGTTTGGCCCGGAATTTTGTGGCCCTCCATTTTCTTAAAAATGACATGGAGCTGTTGGAAAAACAGTTCAGCGCGCTGTTTGAATACTACAAGACTAACGCAGTGCCTACAAGCATGGAAATATCGGGGGTCACCAACGTCCCCCTGGCTGAGGGGTTCCGGGTGGGAACTTCCTCCCGGCTGTGGGTGGCGGTAAAGCCAGGAGCTAAGGAACCTGCGTTTGCTTGGTTAAAGGAGAACGGGCTTGGGGACCTAATTCAGCCCGCTGTTAATACCCAGACGCTCTCCGCCGCAGTCAAGGAACAACTAGAGGAAACTAATGTAGAGCCGCCCCCGGACCTTTTCAACGTCACCCTCACTCAAACCACTTCCGTCACTTCAACCAAAAAATAGGAGTAAACCCATGGCCAGACCCCCCGCAGCCGCGAAAACGACTCTGCCCGCCAAAACAGCGGAACCCCAACTTTCCTTAGCCCTTACCGATGACCTGCCTGACTTCATGCGCGCCGACGCGGGCATGGGGACTGAAAGCATTGGTTCCGACGACATCTCCGTTCCGCGCATCAAGTTGATGCAAGGGACATCGCCGGAATTAGAAACCTTCGATGGGCTCAAGACTGGCGATTTCTGGCACACCGCTGCCGAGTTTAACTTGGGGCCTAAGTTTCTGGCCGTTCCGGTGTACCGCGACAAGCGCTATATCCTATGGCGGCCTCAGGATTCGGGGGGCGGCATCCTGGCCCGCGCCGATGACGGCCGCCACTGGGTCCCGCCGCACGCCTCGTTCGAGGTTACTTTAAACAAGATAGACGGGGGCAAGAAAGTCACCTGGGACACCGCCCCTACGGTGGAGGATTCTGGCCTCGCCCAATGGGGTACGCTCGACCCGGACAACGCCTCATCGCCGCCCGCCGCAACCCTCATGTATAACTTCGTGTTGATCTTCCCCCAACACCCCGAATTACTTCCGGCCGTGCTTACCTTCCAGCGCTCCACCATCGGCGTAGCGCGAAAATTCCAAAGCACGTTGAAAACCCGCAACCGGCCGATTTTTGGGCAGGTCTACGAGTTTTCCTCCGTCAACACCACCAACCGGGAGGGCAAGTCATTTAAGACCCTAATCCCCCGCGCGAATGGGCTACTGGCGGACCAGTCCCTTTACAACCAATACAAGGAGATGTATGACCAGTTCTTGAAGGCGGCACCGCAAATCCGCGATCTTGAGGGGCTGCAGCAGGAAGAATCTGATGAGGATGTGGGAGGGGAAGATGCAGGAAAACGGCCCGCATACTGAGGCCCCCGGTGGTATTTCCCTCGATGCCGCAACTGAAGCCCTAAACCGGCTAAAGCAAACCGTTGAAGCTGTGAGGGGCGTAGATATGCCCGGCGAAGTACTGCCGGGCACACATGTTAACGCTCCGATGCCTCAGCCTCCGGCCCCCCCACAGAAGGTGCGCGTTGGCAACGGGGTGCAACCCCTCTTCGCCAACGCGTTCTCCCTTTGGGGTGATGGCTCCCACATCCGGGTGATGGCCTGCGAACAGGTGGAGGGGTTGCCCCCCTCCCCTATCCACACGTTCCTGGTTATTCCCTTAGCCGACGCGGAAGCTCTAGGCACCGCGCTGTTGCGCACTGCTGCGTTGGCCAACCCTAACCCCCCGGAGGAAACCGATGCCCCTCAGCCCCGACGAGACTAAAAAGCTGGAGGCCATTCTGATGGCGCTGGATGGGTTAGACCTTCCAGGGTCCGCGAACCAGTTCATTAAAGACCAGGGTGAGCGCTACGAAAAGTATGGTGCGGATATGTGGCTGTCGGAAAAGCAATGGGCTTGGTTGACTAGCCTTTATGAGAAAAACGTGGGGACACTAGACGCAATCTAAGTAGCACACTCCGGGCCGTTTCGATGAGACATAGGGAACCTAGAAATGACTGAAGCCAAAAACACCAAAGTTAGCCGAACCGTGCCCGTGTGCGATAGGAGGGGCCGCGTTATTCGAGTCATTGCGGCCCCCAACGTCTTTTGTTGCGCCCCCGCCCCGGAGCAGCAACAAAAGCGCCACCCCCTGAAAACCTCTATTAAGAAAGCCGCTCTATTTGGCCTGGTGGTGCTGGCGGGTTCAACTTTACTTAACGGCGCGCTTCAACCTCCTTGGTTGGGATCAAACAGCCCCGCTATCTGGCTCACCCAAGGGGGGTATGTGTGGATGGAGTTTTGGTGGCCAATTAAACCGGTTAATCACTGCGTTGCGAAAGGGTCTAAAAAATGCCTGACTTAAATCCGCCGGATGAGCTTTCGGTTTATGCCCCTATCTTGGATGGAATCCGGCTTGCCCGTGCCCAATTGGTCGTAGCCCTGGAAAAGCTATCTAGGTTGCGCGGCCCTCAAGTGGCCCTCAAAACTCCGGGATATCCCCTGGCTGCCACTCTCGACCGGCTGTGCGACCAGCTCGATGAGATTCTCGAAGCCGTGGACCCCCTGTCGCTCCTTACGCCCCCCAGAAAGCGGTAACAATGGCCTCCAAGTCCGACGTTTCCCCCGATGCCCTAAGCGAAGTTTTAAACCGGCTGGCGCGGGCCGATGAGGCCGTAGTGGATGTGGAAACGTCTGGTTTGGACACCAAGCGAAACCACATTGTGGGTTATGCCCTGGCCTTTGGACCCGCCCCCCAGGATTCCTATTATCTGCCCGTGCGGCATGTGGCGGGCGGAAACTTAAGTAGCGCTCTGCCCCCTCAAACCCCCACGAACTGGGACGGCCACACTGAGGCGTGGGAGGACGAGCTAGTTGCCCGATTAGAGCGGCCAAGTTTAAAGGTTCTTGGCCACAACCTTTCTTACGACCTGAAGATGCTGTGGCGCGTGGGGTACACCCGGCAATGCGCGCAGTACGAAGATTCAATGATTAACGCCGCCTTGCTCAATGAGTGGCAAGGCAAGTTTTCCCTGGACCACTGCGCTAAAGTAGCCGGGGTACAAGAGAAAAAAGGCGGCGGCCTTAAAGCCCATATCCAAGCTCAGTTCCCCAACGAAGAATTGTCTGATCGGGAAGTCATGGGACATTATTGGCGGTTGCCCGGCAATGATGCAGTGGCAGCCGAATACGCCCAAGGAGACGGCACGACTACTTGGCAGTTAATAGCATGGCAGCGCGAACGGCTGGCTAAGGAAGAGTTGCTTCGAGTTCATGACATTGAGTGCCGGTTAATTCCGATTTTGGTTCGCCAGACCATGTTGGGAATTCGGATCGACGAGGAGCGGCTCCACCTGCTCCATTCGAACATCCGCACCCAGGTTGAGCAGTTATTGCGGGGGTTTCCCGAAGGCTTCAACCCCAAGTCCCCCTCCGACGTGCAGAAATGGTGCGAGGCCAACAAGGCCACGGACTGGCCGCTAACTGAAAAACTGCGGCGACCTTCATTCCCCGAGTCTTGGCTGGAAACGCATCCGGCGGGGCTGGCCGTGGTCAAGATCCGAAAACTCAAGACGCTACTTAGCTCATTTATCCAGCCGATGCTCGACACGCATCTGTTCAATGGTCGGGTGCATGCTGATTACAATCAGTTACGCAACGACGATTTCGGCACAATTACCGGGCGGCTATCATCTAGCAATCCCAACCTAATGCAAATCCCTCACCATTCGGATTACACCTTGGGGCGCGCATTCCGGTCAATATTTGTCCCCGATGAGGGTAAGATCTGGGGGAGCCGGGACTTTAGCCAGGCGGAGCCCAGACTTTTGGCTTACTATTCCCGCTGTAAGGTCTTAATGGATGATTATTGCAACAACCCCAGTGCTGACGCGCACCAAGCCGTGGCCGACGCTACCGGGCTCGACCGGCAAACCGGAAAGCGCGTCAACCAGACCTTGCTTACAGGCGGCGGCAAGGGCGTGCTTGTCAAAAAGTATAAGATTACAGAAGATGAGGCCGAGCGGGTATGGGAGGAGTATTTCAAGCGGCTGCCGGAAATCAAGCGGCTGCAATATGAGGCATCCAGCATTCTAAAACGGCGCGGATATGTGCGATCCTTGCTTGGCCGCAAGGCCCGGTTGAATGACCCGCAAAAATCCTACGTGGCCGTCAACCGGCTGCTGCAGGGGGGCAACGCGGATATCATCAAATTGAAGATGGTTCAGATTGATGAATACCTAGCCAGCATTGGGCGGCCAATTCAGGTGATGCTGAGCATCCACGATTCCCTCGACTATCAGTTCTCCGAGGAGCACCGGCCGGTTTACGAGGAGTGCGGCCGGATAATGGTAGATTTTTCCCCCGGTCAGCCGATTACGCTTGATGTCCCCATGCGGGTGGATTCGGGTGAGGGGCCGGATTGGGGGGTTGCCACTTACGGAGAACTTAAGGAGTAGCCGCTCAGTGCTTGAAACCGAGTTGCAGTCAATCACAGTTAAATCAATCAAGGCGGCAGGGGGTTGTGCCCACAAGCTGAGCAACCGCTTCCTAACCGGTGTGGCGGACTTGCTGGTTAAGCTTCCCGAGATGCCCACCGCGCTGTTGGAGGTGAAGTTTAACCGGTACGCGGTGCCCCTGCGCATTGTCCATACCGCAGTCGAAATCACTGTCCCCCAATTTCGGTTTCTGAGGGACTTTCATCTTGCGGGCATGCCCACGGGTGTGCTAAGCTTTGCGGGCAAAAACTGCCGGGATATCTGGGTGACTGTCCTGTGGTTCGAGCAGTTCAGACTTGTTGCCCCTATTGGTGAGCACCAGGTACCCCCTATTCACACCAAGTTTGCCCTGCCCATAGGTGAATACGTCAAACTTGACCCCCGCACCCCCGCGCTGGTTGAGTACATTACTAGAGCCATACAGGGGTCTGCCCCCCAGGAGTATCGATGACCATACATGATATGATTAACAACCGGGCTAAGACCCATGGGGATTTTACTGACATGGCCAACACGGCGCAGGAAATAAAGAACATTCTGCACAAAACGCCGAGCTGGCGGAAGCTGACGTACGCCCAGCGGGAAGCCGTGGAGATGATTGTCCACAAGCTCGCGCGGCTTACGGCTGGAAACCCCAATGCCCATGACCACTGGCAGGATATCATCGGGTACGCCCAAATGGCACTCGACCGGATTCCAGTTGCGCCCGCCGGGGACCCCGAGGCCAAGCCCGACCCCCGAGTTGTCCAACCCCAGAGCGCGGGGTACGACTTAGACGCCGAAAAGACTCCCTCCCCTGGGGGGTATAGCCGAACGCGAGCGGGCCGCGAGGCGTGTCGGGGTCCCCGGCTCGACCAGGGGGAGGCGGGCGTACCGGGCGGGCGTACCGGCGGCACGATGCCCTCCGGGAGCGGGGACCCCGACGCCGGGAGCGGGTATGTTGAGGTAGATCTGGGTTGCGGCGTCTTTCACCTTCGAAAAACCTGGCGGGGTAGTTTACGCGTCTACCTTATTGACCCAACCCCCGAGGAGAAGTAACCAATGCCGAACAAACTAGAACTGCCAAGTATTGATGAGCAGATACTTGAGCTTAAGTCCCACTTGCTTCCCCTCCTTAACGAGGTGGCTGGCGTCATGAACAAGGCAACGGAATTGGACGTTAGCATCAGCTTTGAGGTGCAACGAGGTCCAAAAGGGCACTTTGAGCCCATCAACGTTGTTTTAACCCGCAAGTATTAAAACATCCCGTCCAAGGAGAATCAGGTAATGTCGAGACTGCTCAACCTACTGGCCGCTGGCCGGATGTCTTTCGTTATCGGCGGCCAATACGGCAGTGAGGGCAAGGGGGCCGCCGCCGCGTATTTGGCGGCGGAGCTGGCGGAAAAGCGGGGCCGCACCTTCGACATTATCACCACCAACGCGGGGGCGCAGGCAGGGCATACCAGTGTCTACCGGGGCAACACCCGCGTTACTAACTTGTTGCCCACGGCCGCTCTCATCGCACTGGACAATGACTTATACCCCCGAATTTACCTCAACGCCGGGGCGGTTTTTAACCCGAAGATGCTTATGGATGAAATTTCTACTTTCATTCCAGAGAAACACCGGCATCTCGTTCAGATCCACCCCAACGCCGCCATTATCACTAAGGATTGCGTTGAGTTTGAACGATATGAAGGGTCCCCCCAAACCCGCATCTCATCCACGTGTAAAGGAGTGGGACAAGCCCTAGCTCGAAAAGTGTTGAGGGGAGGACCAATCGCTAGAGACGTGCGGTCTTTAACCCCCTATTGCCGCCCCCTCGATTTAAACCAAGCACTATGGGCGGGGGAGTCCGTGTTAGCCGAAGTCCCTCAAGGATTAGACCTCAGTTTAGACGGGCAGTTCTACCCTTATTGCACCAGCCGGAACAGCACAATTGAGGGGGCCATGAACGACGCGGGAGTTCACCCAGTATTTTGCGGGGGGTCCCTGCTGGTTATGCGCACTTTCCCTATTCGGGTGGGAAACCTGGGAGAGCACTCTTCCGGTGGCTGCTACCCCGATCAGGACGAAACCTCCTGGGAGCGGCTGGGAGTTCCGGTTGAATTAACCACGGTCACCAAGCGCCCCCGGCGGGTGTTCACATTCTCCTTTGAGCAGGCGGAGCACGCGTTGGTTAAAGTCCGGCCAGAAATCTTCTTGTTAACTTTCTGTGATTATCTGCCTGATCGAGCCGCCGTGTACCAGCTTATTTCTAAATTAAAAGAAGAGGCCAAGCTGGTAGGCGTGGCCCCCCCGCATTTTCTAGCCGCGTTTGGCCCCGCCACAACCGATATTGAGAATATGTCCCTGTAATCTCCTCAAATGGGGTGACTAATAATGCTTGACGGAACTCTCGTCGCGCAGGACCTGCGCATACCGCTGCCCGCCGCCCTCAACCACTACCGGACCGAGTTGCTCCTGTTCTTTGCCGGTATGATTTACAAGCTTAATTTAAACGCCCACAAAGACGCCCCCAACAAGCCGCAAATACCTGAGTTAATGTTGAAACTCATGGGGGAGGTTGGGGAGCTAACCGAACAAATCCTCAAGGACAAGTTTGACCCCAACTCGCTGCAGGAGGCGTTCGACACCGCGAATTTTGCGTTTCTGATTTATCTCGCGTTGCTTCGCGATGGGACTAAAGACCCGAGGAGGGTCTAACCATGCCAACATTAAGCATTTCTGAACAGATACACGCAGAAAAATATCGGGCGGCGGGGGAATCGTTTAGAGGGGCATGCAACCGAGTGGCCGATGCCCTCAAAGACAACGAGGCGCATTACCACGCGTTCCGGGATTGTCTGCTAGGGGGGCGGTTTTCACCCCCTGGCCGGGTTTGGTCTGCCATTGGGGCCACTAGAACCGCTACCCCATACAACTGCTTTGTGTCTCGGGAAATCCCGGACAGCATCCAGGGAATTATGGGTGTAGCTACGGAAGCCGCCGAAACATTGAGGCTGGGCGGCGGCATTGGGTATGATTTTTCTCCCCTGCGCCCGAGGGGGGAGCGCATCGCCAGCTTGGACACCAAAGCCAGCGGCCCAGTTTCTTTCATGAACGTGTTTCATGTGATCAACTCCACCATTAACGGGGCGGGAAACCGGGCTGCTGCTCAGATGGGTGTGCTCAGGGTTGACCATCCGGACATCCTGGATTTTATCCGGGCCAAACAGGACGAGCACTCGTTAACAACTATGAACCTGTCCGTAGGGATTACTGACGAATTCATGGCCACGCTCGAAGCCGATACCACGTTTGACCTGCGTTGGGGAGACAGGCATTTTAGCACCGTTAACGCCCGCGACCTGTGGGCGGAACTGATGCGTTCCACTTGGGACTTTGCGGAGCCCGGCGTGTTGTTCATTGATACCATCAACAAGTGGAACAACCTGTGGTATTGTGAGAAAATTGCCGCAACTAACCCATGTGGGGAACAACCCTTACCGCCGAACGGCGCGTGCCTGCTGGGCAGCTTCAACTTACCCGCCTATATGAACTGGTCCGAGGGGGCCTGGGAATTTGATTTTGCCCAGTTTGCGGTTGATATCCCCCCCGTGGTACGGGCCATGGACAATGTGGTGGATAGAGCCCGATACCCTCTACCCCCTCAAGAGCTTGAGGCTAAAAGTAAACGCCGTATGGGGTTGGGCGTCATGGGGTTGGCTAACGCAGTTGAGGCACTGGGTGCCCCTTATGGTTGCGAGGCGTTCCTGGATTGGTCTGCCCGAATATTGACAGTACTCCGCGATGGTTGTTACCGGGCCAGTGTGGCCCTGGCGGAAGAAAAGGGGGCCTTTCCCCTTTGGGATAAAGAAAAATATGCGGCGGGCCGGTTTATCAACACGCTTCCTATTGGTCTTCAGGCGGATATTAAGACCCACGGAATACGCAATTCACACTTGACATCGATCGCGCCGACTGGTACGATAAGCTTGACAGCGGACAACGTGTCCGGAGGGATTGAGCCCGTGTTTGCACACTCAACATTGCGTATGGTTAAAATGGCGGACGGCCCCGAGCTGGTAGAAATTGCTGACTACGGGGTGGCCCGCTTCGGAGTTAAGGGAAGAACTGCTGAACAATGCAGCGTCGATGACCACCTAAACGTCCTGTTGATGGCCCAGCAACACGTTGACAGCGCCGTATCTAAGACATGTAACGTAGGGTCTGAAGTCACCTGGGAGGAGTTCAACCAGGTCTACGTTCGGGCGTGGAAAGGAGGGGCCAAAGGGTGTACCACATACCGGGGCGCAGGCAAGCGTCAAGGCGTACTTACCGATGCGACCGCCCCTAAGCTTTGCTTTATTGACGGAAGCTGTTCGGATTAACATAGGAGTAGACTAACATGGTTGAGACTAAAGCCATCACGTGGTGCCAGTATTGCGGGGAGTCTCTGTCCCCCGCCCGGCTCGCCCTAGGGTCCTATTACTGCGACGACGAACACAGGAGATTGGACAGAGTTGAGGCGCTGCGCCCCATAATCCCCCGCCGTGTCAGCAACCCGCACCCCTCGGACCCCTCAATTGCCCACTTGCCTGCCCCTGTTCAACTATTAATCTCGCTGCGCCGCATTCGTAAAGCGCTGTACGCCAAACTTTCGGCCAAGCGGAAGTTGAAACTGACCAGGCGGTTTATTAGTGCGGGTTGGATAGGAAGCAATGGCCGACTGGCTTAAGTGGAACTTGAACCACGGCAAGTATGGGCGGAAACCTTGGGCGGTGCAAATGGAAGCCATGCGCCGCGCCAACGGCCAGGCCAAATATGGGTTTTGGCTAGAACAGGGGCTGGGGAAAACCCCCCTCACCCTCAATGAGTGGTTGAATTCCGAGTTAGAAACTATGGTGGTGGTGGCCCCTCAATCGTTCAAACTTGACTGGACCTTAGCCCCTCGCGAATGGGGCGCGGCTGGGATTGAAACCGGGTATTGGCCTAAGCATAAACCCCCGGATAAGGGAAAGCGCAGCCTTTATGCGGTTAATTACGAAATGGTGCGCACCGACCGGGGATTTGAGGCCCTAGAAAAGCTGCTTACCTCGCGGCCAAGCTTCCTGGCCTTTGATGAAACTAGTTGCATTAGTAACTTCGAATCTCAGGTGACTAAAAAGAGTATCCAAATCGCCCAACTAGCGGTAATGGTGAGGGGGCTGAACGGCACGCCGTTAACTAAGGACGTTACTAACTATTGGTCCCAAATTCGGATATTGGGAGGGCTAAACGGGGTAAACCCTTATGCGTTCAAGACGCGGTTTGCTAAGAAGGGGGGGTTTCAGGGGCGGCAGGTCATCGGAATACAAAACGAGGAACGGCTGACGCCCATCCTGGATAAACACGCCTTTCGGGCTTTGAAGTGTGACTGGCGCAAGGACCTGCCCCCTCAAATTTGGCATGAACCGACGATGGTCGAAATGGTGCCCGCGCAATTCCGGCACTACAAAGCCATGTTGGAGGAGTTCGGCACAGTTGTTAACGGCCGGGAAATATCGGTTAGTTTAGTCTTGAACCGCACGGCCAAGCTTCAACAGATTTCCTCCGGAATTTTGATGGATGGCGACGTAGCTGAGGTGTTAGTCTCGGCCGGGGCTAACCCTAAAATCCAAGCGGTTAAGGACATCCACGACGCAGGCCCCGGCAAGACCATTGTTTCGTATGTGTACCGGGAATCTGGAGTACAACTGTTTGCCGCATTAACTAAGTGGGGAGTTAGACCGGCGTTTTTCAAGGGAGGAATGAAAGCCGAAGAGCAGAACGCGGAAAAGCGGAAGTTTAACGAAGACCCGAGTTGCCGGATATTAGTGGCGCAACAGTCCGCCGCGTGTATGGGCCACACGTTTCTGGGGGGAGAGGGGGAAGACCGGGCTAACCGGCTGATTTATTACGAGAACTCATATTGGCTGCGTGATCGGCTGCAAATGAATGACCGAATTCACCGGGGCGAACAGGACCAACCGTGTGATTATTTCGATCTATGTGCTTCGCCGGTTGACTTAGTGCCAATCGAGGCCCTTCGAAATAAGAAAAACGTGGCGGACTACGTTGACCGCCTTATGTTAGCAATGCAAAGCTACCGAAACCCGTAAAATAGGAGAAAACCAATGGCTGACTTTTTCGACGCACCCATAGCTGCGGCGCATCCCGTTCCTTCCCTTCAATACAGAATGTTCGATGTGGTATTTGCAGACTACTTGAAACAGCAGCAAGCAGAGCTGTCGGCTGTCCGCGCCATGGAACTTAGATACAGGGAAGTGGTGGCCGCGCTGAAGGAGGGCAACTTTCCTAACGAAACAAAACTACGCCTGCTGCCGGGCCTAGTGTCTGTGGTCGTGGCCGCTCTGCCCTCCGACAGGCTGGACTCATTTACGCCCCTATTGAACAATATCGGCAGACGCCTAGTTGAAAATGGCTTTCATTCCGATGGAAAACCTAGCCGGGCGGAGGGCGGGGGAGAAGCCGCCGTAATCTACAGTTGGGCCTCGTGGGAGGGGGACAATAACGGGGAAACGGTTCACGTTAAAATAACAGGGCCTGAAACCGGGCTTCAAGATGTATATTTTGACAGAACCACCCGAACCTATGCCTGTTCACACTACACCATGAAAACCCGTTGACAATTACGACTTGACAAGCGGCGAGATTTGTGCTTAACTGTACTTGTTAATCGTGCGACCAGAGGAGATAGGAAATGTCAGAACGGATTTGGAGCCCTCAGCAGCTCGCGGTGTTCAACTGGGTGGAAAACGGACACGGAAGCGCTTTTGTTGAAGCCGTAGCGGGTGCGGGTAAGACTACTACACTAATTGAAGCATGCTCCCGGATGTCCGGCCAAGTGGCGTTCGTGGCCTTCAACAAGAAAATCGCCGACGAAATCACGGCCAAGATTCACGCGGCGGGCCTGAGCCAGAAAGTGTATACGGGCACTTTCCACAAGTTCGGGCTGGCCGCGTGGCGGCGGCAGTACCCCCAAGTCAAAGCCGGGCCTGAGGCAGCCAAGGAGAAATCTCGGATTGTTGCTGAACGGTTGCGGACCCCGGCCAACCTCATTTCCATCGTAGATAACCTGGTTGGCCAAGCCAAGCAGCGGGGAATCGGGACGACGGGCATGTCTCCAGGGTTTGGGCAACACTGGCTGGACATAATTGATCATTTCGGCATTGAGTATGACCTGCCTGCCAGTCTGACCGTGGCGGACCTAATCAAGCGTTCGACCGACGCGCTGCTTTTGCATATTGAGCTGGCCCCCCAATACTGCGATTTCAACGACATGTTGTACATGCCCACCGTGTCGGGCCTGCGCATGTTTGAGCACGACTGGGTGTTGACTGACGAGGCCCAAGACACCAACCCGATTCGGCGCATCTTGGCCCGCAAGATGTTGAGGCGGGACGGCCGGGCAATGTTCGTGGGGGATCGTAACCAGGCCATTTACGGCTTCAATGGGGCTGACGCCGCCGCAGTCGACCGGATAATAAAAGACTTCAAGTGTACCCAACTGCCCCTTACGGTCACCTATAGGTGCCCTAAGCGCGTGGTGGAGGCGGCGCAAACCGTTGTGTCCCACATCGAGGCCCACGAGTCGGCTCCCGAAGGTTCCGTTTCGACCATAACTGAGGCCCAACTGTATCAAACCGAGTTTAAAATTGGAGAGGATGTTATCCTGTGCCGGAATACGCGCCCCCTGGTGGCCGCCGCGTACATCCTGATTGCTAAGGGGCTGCCCGCCCACGTCGAGGGGCGCGACATCGGCAAGGGCTTGCTCAAATTCATTTCCCGGTTCAAGTGTAGTGCTTGCTCGGATTTGTTACTTCGAATGGAGCACTTTGTTCAAACGGAAAGGGAAAAACTTAAGAGCGTTGGGAAGGACATGGCCGCCGCCGCGCTGGTTGACCGGGCAGGCACGATTTCCGTGCTGGCGGAGGGACTGGACGAGGTGGAGCAGTTACGCGCCCGCATCGAACACATCTTTAAGGACAGTGAGGAAGTTGGGGCCTCGCGCCTGTCCCTTTCCACCATCCACAAGGCCAAGGGCCGCGAGTGGAACCGGGTATTCTTGCTGGGGCAAAACCGTTATATGCCCTCAATCTTCGCCCGGCAAGAATGGGAACTGGAGCAGGAGAATAACCTGATTTACGTGGCGTACACGCGCGCTAAGTCAGAACTGGTGTTAGTAGACGTAGCGGAGTAGGCTTTAAGTTCAACCAATCGGAGTGTTTCGATGTTAAGCACAGGTAGAATTTACGGTAAAACCCCTCAGCAACTGGATGCCCGCAAATGGCGGGACGTAGACATTTACACCGCCCGAATAAAGGAGGGCTTGCTTCTATCGGAAATCGCCAGTAAACAGGGTGTCAGCACCCGGCGTGTATCTCAAGTGGTGAAAGAATTGACCATAAAATTCAACAAATTCCCGTACGGCGTAATCTGTTTTGAAAACCGAGGCGGCGTCAGCCATATGGCGTTACTGGCCCGGTGCCCCAATTTGAAATCTGCCACAATCCTGGCTAAAAACCACCTAGCGGCGAAGGTTATACCAATCGAGGAATTCGAACTGTACAAGGGGCATAAATTCGAATACCTGACTCCGCCCAAAAAGGTGTGACAACGCGCCGCATCTGACACGGAGTATTTGCGTATTCCAGGGCTTGACAAACCCCTGTCAGATGTGGTATACTGTTTTTTAGAGGCTCTGGACAGGCAATCGCCGTGACACCCTAAAGCAAATTTGCAAGCGTCTCCTGTGGACGGTCTAACCCCAGGAGAACGACGATGACACATACGCGCAAGTTCGACGCCAAACAAATCGAAGCCATTTTAGACAAGCTGGTGCCGATTATCGCCGCCCCTAAAGATCAAGGGTTCTTTCGCGGCATCCTGCGCATCAAAGCGGAAACTTCTACACCCGGCGAGTTTTCCGCTTTCGTTAGCAAATTGCTGACGGCAAATGCGTAACCCATCCCTGGCGGCCCTTAGCCGGGCCGTCTTCAAGAGACGCTTGCAAAAATCTCAGCATTCTTCGGCGTAGAGGCTCAAACCAACATAGGAGATACTACCATGAACCGAGTAATTCTAGCTGCCTGCGGCACCGCCACGGGCTTGTACTGCGGCACCGCCGCATTTCGCATGGGCTTCACTATGGCGAGCACCTGGGAAGGCTACGTTTTCGGCTTGGCCTTTGTGAGCGTCGTCGTTGGGTCCTGGTTTCTACTACCTCGCGCGGCGCAGGCCAAGCAGGCCGGAGACAAAGCAACGATGTGGGCACTTCGCGGGGGTTACGCCCTAGCGTTCCTGGTCATCGTCTTGAACGCGGTAGGGTTTACCGCACTCCACCGCACCAATTCGGTGGAAGCTAAAACAGGCGTTATCGAGCAATATGACAACGCGCGCGACGAAAACAGCCAGTTGTTTTCAGACCTCAAGACAGCCAAGCTCGACGTGGCTTGGTCCGTTACAGCTAGCTGCACTCGCCCTCAGTCCCGTTCTCAGCGCGCGTTTTGCGTGCGAGTTGAGGGGCTAGACGGCAGAATTCAGGCTAATAAAGCAGTTCTCCGATCGGGTCGGCCTGGCGAGGCCGACCCCACGGCGGCTACCGTGGCTTGGGTTACTGGTCTGGACGCGGCCGCAGTCGGCCGGGCGGACCCGATAGTTAAAGCGCTGGCGCTGGAAATCCTGACCACGATTTTCTGGTTGGGTGCGATGGCCGGGGGCCGTTCTCCCAAGGCTGTTGCATTGACAGTAACTCCCTTGGTGCGGGTCAAATCCGTTGCTAAGAACTGGGCCGACACTAAGACCGGCCGGAATCTTTCCGCCCGCGACCGGGGAGTTATTACCCGGCAGATTAACAAGCTTCAGAAACAACTGACGCAAGCCAAATAATTAGGAGGGGGCTCCGGCCCCTTCCCTTTTAGTCTTTAACCCAGGAGGCCAAACATGAGGCGTGTATCCAATAAACAAGCGGCGCAAGACCGCGCCGAAGCCTGGAAGCAGGCCCTTCGTGAGGGCCGGGTAGTCCGTTGGGAGGGGTTCTTTCGTTCATTCAAAACCCCTGAAGCAGCCGCAGAGTACGCAGAAAAACTTCGCCAGGAAGGTTGCGAAAATGCCCAAGTTGTCACAGGGTTTGAAGAGGACCGCCTAGAATGCCCGGCGCTGAACTAACTATCACGGGGTACACCATATACTTGATTATTCCCACCTTGACAAAGGAGCCCCCGTGTGGTATTGGTTGATCTTCGCCTCGCTAAGCGGCAAGGCCCCTAAAAACAGCTCTTTCAACTGTTCAATACAGGAACGAATTGACCGCGTTGCCCAGGAAATCGACCGAGCGCAACAGAGTACACTGGGGCTTCCATATGTGCGCGGCGTGGAGCCGTTCGACCGCTGCACCGTTTGCAAAACGGCTCAAACAACAAGTGAAGGACATTTTCACATGAAACTTAGGACTGCATTTGTAGCGCTAGTGGCTTCTATCGCCCTGGCAGCAACCCCCTTCTCGGCCGCGTCTGCCCACGGACACCACAACGGTGGTTTTAACGGCGCTTACGGCGGCGGTATGATTGGTATGGGTGGCTGGTATCCGGGCGGCGTCCTTACCCCGCTTGTCCCCCTCCAGCTTCTTCTGGGTGGAATGGTCATGGGCGGCCAGCCGCTTGGGTTTGCCCAGGGACTTACTGTCCCGTACGGCGGCTATATGGGCGGCTATATGGGCGGTAACCCGTACGGCAGCTATGGTCGCCCTTACGGCCACCACTACAACCCCCCGGTTGCTGTGCCGCTTAAGTAAACTGCAAACTTGAGGGGGTTTACGCCCCCTCAAACTCCACACATAGGGATTTCAAATATGAAACTACTTCTTACTTGCGCCGCCCTGTCCCTTCTTTCCTGGTCAACTGCCCAAGGAGGCGACTGGCAAACATACTCCACATATGAGCCCCCGTGGCGGTATAGCCAGTCCTGGCAAGCGGGCCAGAACTACACCCGGCATCTTGACCGCGACCACTATTACCAGGGGGGCACCTTCCGAGGGTACAGGGGCCAGCGCGGTGAGTACTACACCGAATGGCACCACGGAAACCAGGGCTGGGAACGCGGCCGGTCCCGCGAAATCTACTACGGCGACTAACCTGCCACTCCTTAACATATAGGATTTTCAGTTATGGCTGACCAGGACGAACAACGCAGACTGCTCGAACAAGCCCGGCAAGTGCAGGAAAACCTGAAACGCCTGCAAGAGCAGGAACGCCAGCGCCAGGAAACAACCCGGCAGCAGCAAGAGGCCCAACGCAAGCAGCAGGAACAAATCTCGGAAAACCTGCGAAAAGCGCAAGAAGAGCTAAACAAACGTCGCCACTAGCCCGAGCTTAAACCTTAGAACGCACCTAGCGTTCCAGCTCCGGCAGTCTAGCCACCCGATTGCCGGAGCTGTTTAGTCTTAACCCAGGAACCTTTTAATGTCCGAGTCCCCCGCTCCCAAAGTTAACGGCGCACCTCTTCCCCCCAATCAGGCTTTTATGGGGCTGGTCAACCAGTGCCGCCCCCACATAGCCGTTTTGGTAAACGGCCTCAGTGTTTCAATGGCTCCTTACCCTCGGGATCTCCAAGTGGCCGCAATGGCCGCCGCGATGGGGGAAGTTATGAGCGAAGCCACGGCCACCCCTAAACCTGTTGACACAATAGCCCTAAGAAATAAGATCAAAGACTTATTTAAACAGGCCCTGCGAGAACGGGTTCCCGCAGTCGCCCGCATAGACCCCGTTCAAATGCCGGGATTTTCCACCAAGCCCGGCACATAACAGTTACGGCCGGGATTTAGTCCGGCGTCCCGGATTAGGCGCGCCCCACTCTAACTGACTTAACCGGTCATTAATTGCGGCCAAACTCTGTTCAAAGCGGGGGTACTGACCCAACGTACGGCTTAGCTGCTCGCGGGTTTCCCGTTCGAACGCGTCCTGCCGGTTAGATGCCGCAGTTATGCGGTTTTCGAATTCCACCGCGTGGACTTCGCAAGTGGATATTCGAGTCCCAATCCCAAACACGCCTAACTGGTTAAGAAACAATGTAAAGATTATTGCAAAATTTACAAGCCCAAGAGTCGTAGTAATCTCACTCCGGAGCTTGTACACCCACTCCTTGATGTCCGGTGTAGCCATTGGACGTTCCTGCTGAAAAGGACCAACATGTGTATTGACGTGTACATTGTCCCCCTTTCTCTCGCCGGAGTCCGGGGATACAAATACGCCGCCGTCTACGGGGGTAAAACTCTAACACATAGTTTCGACCCCGAGCACGCCGCGTGCCGGGAACTGTTAAAACAGGGGCTTAAAGGGAAGGTAAGATTTTGGAGGGAGGGAAAGGCTGCCCATAATCTGGAAATGGACATAGAGAGGGGGGCCAGATTCACCACTGGGGATACACACACTCGACTAATTACTCGGCGCTGGGTGGCCTTTAAGGGGCTGGGAGCGGGACCCGAGGAAGGAGAGGGGTCCGCCCGCGAGCAGGGGTAGATAAAGGACGGGCGGGACCCCTCCCCCCGCTATATTAGGACCGCCGCGCTCTCCCGCCCGCGATGAGGCCGCCCCCGACGTTCGGACGTTTAATCAACGTTAGTTCCCTTTGGGTCCGCCTCAAGATACTTAAGGAGCGGCCCCCGGTTGGGGGTGGACATTCCATGTAACCCAACATTGGCTACGGCGATGACTGCTACCAAAAACGTGGTCCACGCCACGATTTTATGGGCAGTTACGGGGTCTAGGATGTCTGTTAATGAGATAGCGCCGCTGGATATTCCAGCCAACACCGCGACGAGAACATTAAGCCACATGCTAAAAGATGGTTTCATTGTTTTAAATCCTAAACGGGGCCTGAGAACTTCAAATACCAGAGATAGGGCAGTCTCCTCAGCTCATATAACTAGCGGTCAACTGCATACTTGCGTTGGTCCCATAAAATATGCCATAGATGTTGCCCCAGCCGTACTCAAGCATGTTTATTTTGTTTATACCCAAAGACGGCGGCAACCTATGGGCAGCCGTTATAGTCGCACCGATGGCATTGGAAACCCCGCCGACTACGCTGGCCAGCAACCCCGATGGGGTCGTTGTGGAGTTAACCCCAATCCCAATGAATTGTGTAGCTCCAACCTGCTGAACCACAACGTTTTGCCCAAATGTAAGACCTACGCTCTCTTCGGGAAGCCCAGTAAACGAAAACACGGCGTTGCCCGCCGCCGCGTTAGATTGCCGCCACGCGGCCGGAACACTTGCCCAGGATGCAGTCGCGTCCCCGCCCAGCAAAGCAGTAGTTTTCCTATTATAGGTATTCCAAACTCCCCATTTTCTATTTTGCCCGAAGGCACCCAGGCAGGAAACTTGACCTGCCGTACCGTCGAGATACAAGGACCCCAGATAGGTGGCCTGTCCCGCCGGTATGGCGCTATATGTAGTGGCCCCGTTCAACAATGTAATAGTGTTGGCATTAGTCCATAGGCCCCCCGTACGAACTAGTTGAGTGGTGCCCGCGCCTGTGCCCCGAGAACATGTCCCCGGAGTGGAATTAGCCCAAACTGGGCTGAAGCCTAACACTGCGCTGCCCGAGTGGTTAATTCCGTACACGTCCACAAGGGTATTGGCTGACGCCGCTCCCGTCAAACTCAAGGTAAGGTCCGAGCTGAACTGGTAGTTAACAAATTGGGTGCCGTTCCATATGGGCAAGTAATTACCCACGCACGCCGTATAATAAACGACGGTCGCCCCGGTAACGTCAGCCTGCAACACGGGCGTATTGGTGGTCAAGGTCAACCGGCCCTGAGGGGAAACCGGCGGAGCCGAGGCCACGGCCGCAGCGGCCATCGTTGACAAGAGCTGCGCGGTTAACGCCGTGACCGCCGAGGGGCCGCCGGGGTCCAGAACATCCACACCCAAGGTGTTCGAGATCGCATGGGCCAGGGCGGCGGACATAACTGAGGACTGCCGCCAAACCTTATTCAAATAATCGGAATACGCGATGCCCGCAGTGAAGCCAATGTCTCCCCACAGGCCGGTTGACTGGGCAGCCACATAGGTGGCTTGGTCGATGACATTGGGGCTGGTTGCACCGTTAGCAAACGGAAGAAAATCGACAGTAGACATTTAGGCTCCTCAGTTCAGGTTGCCCCAAGCTCCGACATCAAATCCCGACACCGAGCTGTTTTGAGCGTCAAATCCAAAATAGGGGGTAGAGGGCACTGATGGCGTCATAAACGCATCGATTTGAACACCAGACGGTTTCAACGACAAGTACCCCTGAGTAAACAAAGCCAAGGTAACGGCGTCTGGAGTGGGGCCGAGCAAGGCATACGCCATATGCATACCCCCCGTATCTTGTATTAGCACATCGAACGTAGCGGGGAATAGGGCCGCCCAGGCGGCATAAGCTCCCGGCTTCGTGCCGTCCCAGTGATTGGCCGCGATCTTGGCCCGGAGCAGTGTTCGATAGGTGTCGTCCCCCAACCGGGTAGCGCCCGTCGTGGAATCATAGGGGCCAAACCATGTCCCCTGATCAAACCCAACGCCTACCGTATCGAAAGAAAAATACACCCCAGTTAAGGGAGTCTGCACATACCGGGTGATGCCCACCCATTCCCCCACGACATCCAATTGGGAACCCACCGCCGAATCCAAGTCATACAATGAGGGAATGAGGCTTAACTGGGTTAACGTATCGGCCAGGGGTTGCACCGTTACCGCCACGGTGTTCATGAAATTGGGTTTGCTTTGAAACTTGGACGTAACCCGGCTCAACCACGCGGCCACGGTGCCCACGGCGGGGCCAACGCCCGTTGTCCAGTTGACTGGGATGGACCACAAGTCGTTAGCAATAACCCCCGGCTCTTCCCAGTAGCCGACGAAATCAGTCATGGTAAGACAACCGAGATGTCCGCGACGGCCGCCGAGAATATCTCATAAAATGAAGCAACAGCGTTGGCGGCCGAGGGCGAACCGGTGCGCGCCTGCAGGATTGAGTTAATCGAAAAGGTGTTAGACAGCGCGTCTAACTGAGTCTGCGTCAAACCGGTCCCGGCCACGGCCTCCGCCCCCTTCAACTGCGCCGGGCTGTACAGGCGGCTAAGGTATGAACTTTCCCCAACCCCGAACTCCGATACGAAGTGTGAAAGAGCCTGTTTGATATAGGTAGCCGTAGTGGAATTATACCCGGAGAGCGCATTTAGGTGCACAACAATAGTTAACGGAATAGTGGCTAACGGATACCACTTAATCGTCTTGGGCATTCCGTTTTGGTCAAGTACAGTTAATGACGAGGTGCCGCACGTGCTGCATCCAATCGACTTAATGTTCTGTATCGTCTGGGCAATACTAGCGGCCGTGCCCCCCTCAACTACCGCCGACACGCTATGCGGAGGAAGTCCGAGCGAATCCGTAACACCGGTATCGTTTTCATATACTTGAACATGCCCCACTCCCGCCAACGCGGCCAAATTGGCCCGAAGGGATCCTACCGGGGTAATCGAGGGGGCAGCCACGGAAATCTGTTGGCGGGCCAGCAATTGGGGGTCTGTTTCCACCGGGTCGCCAATCGTGGCCGCAGCGGCGTTGTCCGCCGTTTGCCATCCCAATTGGGGGTTCAGAATTTCGGTTAAGGTATGGGCGGCGGACGCCGTGGCCCCCGCCAGGGTGCAAGTAGCAACCGCCGAGATCGAGCCCCCCGAGGGGATAGTAACAGTGGGCGGAAGTGCCCATTGCGTATTTTGGTTGATATTATCCCCCACCAACCCGTTGACAACCACTGAGTTAGCAACCCCAGTAACCGTTACGGTGGCCGTGCTCTGGCTGGCGGCCTTGCGGCGCAGACCGTTAATTTTTACCAGGGAGGATAAGGCCGCCCCTTGTGCCGAGCTTGGAGAAAACGAACTGTACACCGCCAACCCCATCTGGTTGGCGTCGTACACCGCCTGTGAGAATACAACTAGGAACTGGCCGTCCTGACTTTTTTCAGTCAGGTCGCTGTCCGAACCGTAAATGCCCGAATACGAGTCCTGATAATAAGTCAGGATGTTTGCGTAACTAGGGGCCGTTGCCCCCGCCGGGCCGATTTGAAGCGCTAGCGTCATTCACACCACCGGCAAGGTTGCGGTTAAAGGAAAGGGGCCAAACACGGTCTGGAGATTTCCAACTACGGTCAACGCGCGGCTGTCCGGGCTCAACGTGCTTGAATAATTAGTAAGCCCCGTTACCCCATTCACTCCTAAGATCACCCCGCGCAGCGCGGTATCATAATTGCCGCCATACCCGATTATTTTTTGCCACCAGGGGGTGCCCGCCGTCTTGTCTAGAAACCATTCCCCCTCCATGAGCCCCAGCTCGTTGGCAACCAGTTGACCAACCACGGCGGGCGTATCCACCAGGAAGTTTCCCGAGCCGCGCCCGAATGTGTAATCGCCGTTGCTGTCTTCCGCCCTGACTCTCATGTTCCCGCCACTGGTGCGGTGGTTTGCGCCCCGCCCGTTGATACGCCCGAATGCGTGTGAGTGCGCAACCCAACCTGGTCCGCCGAACCCAACCCCCCGGTAATGTCCCCAGTTACAGTCAACGCCCCTTGAATTGCTACGCCCCCCGGAGCGACTATGACTATTTGTTTAGCTGGGTTAATACTAACCGAGCAATCCCCCGCCATATTCCTTAGTTGCACGTCGGTGTTGGAAAGGTTAACGGGCACACGCGGCAGGGAAAACAACCCCGGAATAAACATTCCGTCCGACAGGTCGTGCATCCGGAGTTCGGCCTGGCGCTGAACTCCCCCCGATTGCCACCAGGCGTCAATACAACGCGCCGAAAAAATCACGCCGCCCTCATCCCCCTTGGCCAACGGAAACGACAGGAGATAGCCCCCACCCCCTGGGAAGAACACAGGGCAGTCGACCAATACCGGTAACTTGACGTCTACCCATGCCTCATCCGCATTGGGGCCGTTTTGTTGCCGGAATTGCCCCATGATTGAGGGTTGAACCGATACGGAAACCTTAGTAGGGTCATAGCTCTGAACAATGGCCGGGAGCGCCGTCCACATGTCTGCCCGCTCCTGGTGGAGCATCGCCCGGACCGCGACAACCATGTTGTTATACCGTTCGCGCCGGTCCATTAATATGCCCTAATCGAGCTGCCCGCGCCTGAACTCTTATCTAAGGCGAGACAGGTCAAGTGGGATTCCCATTGGTTGCCGCGAATATCGCCGAAGTGCTCGACCACGATAGTTTGGTAAACCCCATCGTCCGCCGTGGAGGCAAAGAAGTTAATATCTGTCCAGCCGGGGTACAGCCCGCCGAACTGGCGTTGCGTCGTCTGATTAATGGACTTGTTGTCCAGTTTAACTTGGGTCCCAACGCTAATAAGGGGGTTGAGCAAGCACCTCAATTCAATGCCTTGGTTGGTGGCTTCGGGTATACCAATCATGCCCGTCTTGGAGGTAAGCACTACCGCCTCACCCGGCAAATACCCCGTTAGGGGCTTGAGGATTAATTGCCCATCCTTGATATACCACGACATGGCTTTGGATGCGGTGAGCTTATCGAGTTGATACCGCGCCAGCCCAAACTGTACCTTGCCCCTGGGCAGCACGCCGCCCGTAGCGGCGAGTGCACTAGCATTATTGGGGTGTTCATTCACCCCGGTGCCCGTAGCCACCCCCTGGATGGCCGCGTATTGGTTGGCCGCGCTGGTGTTGCCCGCCGCGAGCGTGTTATTGATAAACCCGAAATGGTGAAATAAGTCCCCATCTGAGGCCATGATGTCCAGGTATTTGGTAACCGCGTCTATCCGGCCGCGCTTTACTTGCATAATCTGCCCGTTGAAAATCTGGGCATAGTTCCCGTTTTCATATCCCGCCTGGAGCGATACGGTCTGGAACTCGTTTTGAATAGCTTTGGCGGTAGAGTCCTTCAGATTAAACACCCGGATATATGCGGTGTTGGGGGCGGTTTGATCGGCCTGCTGGGTGGCGAACTGCATTTGCATATTAGACAGGTCCAGGCCCTGGCTGCCCGTAGCCACCACCAGCCCGACCTTTCGTAGATACTGGCTGCTCATGCAAACACGGCGTATAGGTGGGAATCGACACCCAAATTGGCGTAAGTCGGCGCGGCAAACGTGTCGTGGTCAGTCTGAACCACCAATTCAAATCCGAACCCCAGGTAGGCGTAAGGGGCTAATAGGTCCCCTCCCGGTAGCAGTTTTACCCCCTGCAGGATAGGGGTTAAGTTTTGATCAGAAACATCTAAGTACCAGGCCCCCGCAAACGTATTCCACGCCAAAGCCAAGCTGTACACTACCCCCTCAATTGTAATGTTGAGCTGCTGCGCTTCATTTTTTAAGGGTATTTCGTACGCCGTGGTCATGGGGCGGCGGTTGCGTTAAAATTGGGGGCGGGCTGCAAAGCTGCTGTACCTGTTTGGGCCGGTGCCCCGGTAACTTGAGGGTTGGCCTGCACGTTGGAGGGGGGAACGGATACGGTTTGAGTGTTCGCGATTAGTATTTCGTGGCACTCCATCACCAGCATCATCGCGTTCTCATGATTAGCGTCGGTGACCTCAACCAGGGAGGCCATCAACATGTTGGTGTACGCGCGCTTGCCGGTTTGAATAGTAAAGGGCTCGCGGGAGGCTTGAAGCGACAAGAAGTTTTGATACGTCTCGTCGATGTAAGATAGGCTAAATCCGGCGTTCGGCCCCGAATTGGAAAATCCGGCAGTAAGGGTGAGCCGGGCGGGCTGTTTAAAACAGTGATCCGAAATGTTAGCCCCGTTTTCCACCGGGTGTTCGGTGATCGTCATCATATCCGCATGGCGCTCTTCGAGCGTCACGTCCGCCACGAACCCGGCGATATTTCTAGGTCGAATAAATATCGAGCCTGAGAAAACCTCGCTCAAAATCGCGGCGGCCGGAAGCATCAAGGAAAAGGGGGAGATTGCCATTATCTGACCGTATCCCCCCGAATCATCTGCCGCATTTGTTGGTTCTGCGCGTTCATCGCCGCGCCAACCGCGTTGGCCGTGGCCTTGGGGTCCCCCGCACCATTGACGTTGATATTGTTGGTCTGGGTGACGTTCTGAGCCCCGCCCCCACCGCCCTTGTTGCCCCAATATTCAGCTAGTTGCCCGCGCTGGTTGGCAATCGCATCCCCCGCCAAGTCTGGGCGCTCGTAGTACCGGCCGAAAGCATAGCCCGCTTCCTTAGCGGTTTTAGCTCCGCGCAGCCGCGCCCCCGCACCCCGTTCCTTGCCCGCCGTCAATTCGTGTTGAACAAAAGCCATCTGCTCGTCAGTGCTGGACCCGTAAATGGAATGGCCAGACCACGCTTGGAAATCCCCTCGGCGGCCCTTGTCCCATTGGGCCAAACCGTACATGCCGCTAGCCGGGTTAGTGTTCCCCGGCTTAAACCCGCTCTCCGCATACAGATTAGCCGCGATGCCCGTAGCCTGCTCGACCGTCCAACCCTGTTTGACGAAGTAGTCAATAGCCCCGCTGGCTCCGCTAGGTGCGGCCTTACTGGATTTGGCGGAAGACTTGGCCCCCCGAGAAACGCCGGAGGCCGCGCCCTCCCCGTAAGGGTCATGTTCGGGGTCAGCCCAGGCGTTATACAGGTTTGACCCCAGGTCAACCAGCTTAGTTAACCGGTCTATTCCGGCTTGAACAGGCCCAGCAAACGACACGGTGATACGGTCTTTCAACACACCGAACGCAGCCTCCAGCCGGTTAACTGCGCGGGCGAAATCGGTGAATTTAACCGCCGCCTTATCCGCGTCGAGCCCCGCCCCCCGCATGCGGACTTGGTTTTCGGTCTGGGAGGTCTTTAACCTCTCCATGTTAGACCACATTTGCCGGAAGGTTGTCTCATCCAGCCCGTACATGTTCGCAATCTGAGCCGCCGCGAAATATCCCCGCTCGCCGAACTGCGCCTTGAGCCGCTCCACCATGGTTTGCATGCGCGTTACTGGATCGGCGGCACCAACACCCAAATTGGTGAGCATACCTTGTAGGCCCGGATTAAGCCGCAGCGCCTGAGTAAATGACTCCACCGAATGCCGGGCAGTTTCCGACGAAACGCCTATCTGGGTCGCCGCGAAGGAGTAGTTGAGCAGCATCCCTACACTGGCCCCGGTGCGCTGGGACGAGTAATAAAGCTGCTCGTAACGGCGAGCAATTACCTCGACGGCCACCCCAATCGCCTCGGCCGCCCTGAAAGCCGCCGCGCCCAGGTCGTACACCAGGGAACCGGATTTAGCTACGGCAGTAGCAAACGTCTTCCACTGCGCCTCATCCACCTTGAAGCCGAGTTTTACTAGGTATTCTTCTAAGTTATACATTGCCCTTAGTGCTTACCCAGTTTTGTTGACGGCGTTCATTTTCCCTAGTCGCGGCGATGTGGTCATGCATGAGGCATAAATCAATCAGATCAACCGCCCCCGTTTTTAACCACAGGTAATTGCACAGGCCGCCCTCAGTGCAGGGGACTAACAACCAACTGTATTCGGTCGACGCCCAATCTACCTCTGAAGCCCCTCCATAACGGACAGGCCGCCAGCGAAAAAATCCACCAGCCGGTGCGCCTCCAACACCGCCCAAACTAAGTTTAACATATCCGCCATGCCGATATCAACAAACGCTAGCTGCCCGCTGACGTAAACCGGCACCCATTGGCCTTGTTGGCTTCTAAGCACCGCGCCCAGTATCAGCCGATACAGCTCTTCCACGTCCTCCTTAGCCAGGCCAGCGGTCAAGGCGCAAAACGCCTGAGGGAAGCCCTGGGCTAGCTTAGCCCGGTCCGTTTGGAGCGCCATCATGGACAGCACGGGGGACAGTTTACGGGCAATCTCGAACTGGTCGAAAGTGCTGAGGCGGCGGACTAAATACTGCTGCCCGCTAACCAGCACCTCGGAGGGGCCGGGAACTCCGGCCGGATTGCCTTCGGGGCTGCCCGATTCGCCTTGAACGTTGCGGGGCGAATTCGCCCCCTTAACCTGTGCCACGTGGCCTCCAATACCTGTTGCGGGGGGACGTCAACCCTAAGTATTGACGTCCGGGACGCCCAACCCCAAGATGGGAATTACGTTTCCGTAAAACGTCCATTCGTTATGGTTGGCGTCTTCCGCCCACGTTACCACGGGATGGCGGGCGAACGCAATAGTGTCGCCACTGATAATATCCCCCCTCTGCGTATCTGAGACTAGCAGGACGTTCTGGCCCCAGGTCGAAAGGAGAATACGCTGCAGGTTGTACATATTGTTCAGCAACGCATTTGCCGGGGCGGTTTTAAGCAGCCGCACCGTAAGCCGGGAGGCGTTAGACGCCCGGAGGGAATGCATAATCGCCCCGTCCGCGCCAACCTCCATGCGGTCCTTATCCTCAAGGGGGTCGTACGAAAGGCCCTCCTTGGCCGATGCGGACCCATAGCCCAGGGGAACCGAGCCGCCCAGCCCGGTGAAAGTGGCATTAACCGCCATAAACGAATAAGTCGCCACGCTGAGACTCCTTTAAAAGCCGATGTTCAGGGTAACACTGGCCGAATGCACGGCCCCCGCCATACGAACTGCCGCTTGGAAGGGAACGGAGTCTCGGCCCGCCCGAACCGCATCCGAGATCGAGGAGATTGGGGGGATGTACAGGTAATACCCTTTATTCAGGTAGTCGTCCGGCTTGATTTGCCCAAACCCCGCCCCACTCCAAGGGCCGGGCGCGCACAACCCGTTGTAAACCGCCGCCTGAAGCCCGGCCTCAATGGCAGTTCCGATCTGGTGCATCCCGGAATCGGACTCTGGAATTTTAGTGGCGGAACCCACGATCAGATTAAACACATTGGTCTGGATACTGGCAACCAACCAATCCAGGCCAACGATCGTATCGATAAACTGCCCCGATGCGCACTTGCCCGGCTCAATGATCGCGGTGCCGTTGTTGTAGGCAACAAATACGTTGCAGTTTTTGGCCTCAAGGGCCACAACTTGGTTGGTGGTGAGGTTTTCCGCCGCAACTCCGGGCTCGGTCTTGCCAAATAACGTAATAGCGGAATTGTTGTTATTCCAGTTAGTGGGCAGAATGCGGCCCAACAAAGACGCCACCGCGTACGCCGAAGACGAGCTGTATTGGGTGGCCGTCCGATTGTACCGAAGCTGCTGGAGGGCGTACGGAACTGATGTGGTGTCCCCCGAAACCAGAACCGCCGATTCTTGTGTGTTTACCCCGTAAAAATGCCGATTGGTTGCCCCCTCAACGTACCCCGCCACGGCCTCGTGATCGGCATCCGCCGCGCTGGGAATGACCAGTCCATACCACTGCGATGAAAACTGATTATCGAAATTAATCACGGTGTTCAGCGCGCTTTCAGCCGCCGTGCCGCCCGCCGCGTATGCTCCCGAGGAGGCAACCGCCAACCCCGCTAGTGCGGAAATATCCGTACCAGAACCCGTAGCCGAGGCAAACGACACCGCCGAGCCCGCGCCCGGAGACGCGGAAGTCAGCTCAAACCGTTGATACACCGCGTTCCAAACCGCCGCCGCCCCAATGCTCACCAGAGCCGCCGAGATTACCGAAGCCACCCCGTTCATGTTGAAACTGGTTGACAGCCCGGTGAAATCTAACCCCGACAGGTTTTGAACGGTGCCCCCATCGATGGTTATTCTCAGGGACCCGTTAGAGATGCTGTCCCAGGCCGCCGCCAGTTGACTGGCGGCCGGAAGCGTGGCCCCAATCAACTGGCCGTGCGCGGCGGTCTTGCACCACCGGCCAACCAGTGCCTGCGAAGGCTGAGGGAGCTGGTCAAACCAGAGCGTTGCGGCCAAGTATTCCTCAGCGCTTGTGCCGAAATCCGTAGCTATTTCAGCCAAGGTGCTGTACGCCCGCATCCGGGTAGCCGTATCGATTATGGTTGACGTACCCAAAATCAAAAACGTGTTGAAATTGGGCACGCTGGATGGGGGCGCGCTTAAATTCACGTTGGCATTTATGATGCGGGTAGTCGACAGACCTGCAGACATCTTGTGTTCCTTTAAGGGCTGTGGAAGGGTTGAATTAACCCGCTGCCGGTGTTGACCGTGCCCACAACTTTAGCCACAGAGGGTACGGGGTAAGTTCTAATGATTTCTCGCCGAACCGTAAACGGAAAATCCACCCGGTATTGCCACCGGTTTTTCACTATAACCGGAATTGGGGACAAGGTGCCAATATTGGCTATACCCATATTGTTGGCTGAGAGCACCTCGACATTTTGAGGGACAGCGATGTTATCGCGGGTGAGAGTGGCCAACGCGTCGGCCTGGCCTCCGATTCCGAGATCGAAGAAGCTGCACAGCACGCTGATCATCTCGTGCCGCTGCATGACTTGTACGTCAGGGCGGGCCGCAGCTCCAAACTCGGCCCCAAAATAGGGGTAATCGTCCGCCGGGCGGGTTGAATACCTAAACGCCATCCAGGCTTCGCCCGCGTCCGGAATATTAGGGGGATCTGCTTGGAACGCGGGCCGCACCATATTTCCAGGCAACGTAGACATCGCAACCAGCCACGGCTGCAGAAATTGGTTAAGGCTGTCGCCAGTTTGAGGGGAAACCGCGTCGATGGGCTGGATGGCTGCGCCGGTCATGGATTAAACTTAATCCCCGCAGGCGTTGACACCTTTCGGATCACATATGTGATGGAATTGCGGAGCTGGCCAGTGTCAATTAGGGGCTTGGCGTTGTCCATTCCCGCCATCAACGCGGCGGGGGACACCGGTTGAGCTAGCCCCGCGCGGCGCTGCAATTCGACCGCCGCGCCTTTCCGGCCGCGCCGGGCGCGAGCCCGGAGGGTGGAGTCGGCCAGCGGGGGAGGAACTCCCTCATTGATCTTGGCTCGGACCTTGTTCTGCGCCCGAAGCCCCAACATATGGTAACCCTTAGTAACCGCGTCAACGTCGCCCTTTAACGCCGCGCGGCCGATTTTTAGCAGCCGGGTTACGATTTCCGGGCGCATCTCCTCTATCGCGGGGCGCAGGAAGGGGCGAGGGGGCACGTTGGCTTCCGGGCTCCCGTGCTCATGGATATAGGCCAGGAAAGCGTTGTTAATGTTCCCCTTTTCCCCTGGTTCCGGTTTGCGCAGCGCTTCTTCCGCCGGAACGCCAACCATTACCTGTTGGGAGGCCAGAAACCAGAGTGCCCGGACCAGTTGGGGGAAATGGGAAACGTGTTCAATTTGGCTGGGCATTTACCACTCAACCCCGTCTTTCTTGGCCTTATCCAAGTCATAATAATCCACTTTTATTTTGCGGCCCGAAAGAAGCGCCGCCACCACCCTGTGATTTCCGTCTTGCACAACAGGTATCCCGTGCAACTTAGTTACCACAGGTCGCCGCGTCGTGCCCCCGCCGGTGTCTTCGTTGGGGTTTTTCATATATATCTCAAGCGGGGTTTTCCACAGTTCGGACTGCCAACAAAAAACAGTTGCCGGGTCAATTTCCACCCCCAGTTTCCTATATTTTCCTTTCAAATTAGGAATTAGGAACTCTTCGACCATTTCTTGAGAGATACGATAGGGCTCATCTTCGTCTTCCTCCTCGTACTCTTCGTCTTCATATTCCCTCGCTCTGGCCGGAATCTCATCCGGAACACGGCGAAGAGGGCTGTTGTAATCCGCGTCCTCATCAGGTGATGGCTTAAGTTTAGCCAGCGCTCGTTTGATCTGGGGGGCGGTTGCTTTATGGTCACTAGGAAGAAGGGCTTGTTTAGATGAGGCGGCTTTGGGTGTTTTAGCTACGCCGCCTGCCCCCGCCCCAAACTTTCCGTCTTTTCTGCGGGGGTGTTTCTCCTCTTCCCAGGCATCCCCCGTATGTATGTGGATATGTATAGCCATCTTACAGCCTCTAATTAGAAAACCCAAAGAACGGCGGCCCTGGCCAGGCGGGGGTGGAGGTTGTTGACCAGTCATTGGGAACCATGTTGCCCGCCGCGATAAACGGCGCGGCCCCGAACTGCTTGCTAAGCCGGATAAACCGGATGCCATAGGTGGTCAAGTTCCAATGGCCCGCATCGGCCTCGACGCCTGACGCCGTATCGTAACTGATTGAAACGCTGCCGACGCTCTTACTAGAAATAACGCCAGTGGTGAGGCCGGGCACGGCCCCATTTTCTGACGCCTTAATCTGTTGGAATTCCAAAGCCAAGTTGTGCGCTATGAACAGCTCCACCCCAATGTCGTACATGGTAGTGGGCGGGTTGGCCGCCGCAACCGAAGGTTCCCCCCAAAGCCGCTTATTGAAGAGCATCCCCGCGACCGCGACGAAAAGCTGAATGCCCGAATCCGGGTACCGTCCTTGGTCCCTAAATTCGGGGTAATCGATGCGGAAAGACTGGGGGGTAATCATGGGTTAGCCTCCGGCTGACCGCCACAACTTCTTATTAGCCTCGTTGATAGACGCTGCCGAGATATTGTCGGGGAGGACCTTGACAATCTCCCCCGCCAACTCGCCCGTGCCCGGCACCATGTTATCATGAAACCGGGGCGGGTCGATTGAGGGCTTGGCCGCCGACTTGGGGTTAAATGGCCCCATTAACTGCACCGCGTTCGGATCGTCCGAATCCTTGGGGTGCACACCCGAAATCGTGCCATTGTTGGCGGAGGCGTAGAACACGCCTTCCCCCTTCTTCGGCCCGTATTCCTGCTTCATATGAGACATGATCTTTTCCCCCTTTTTAGTCAGCGGCATAGCCCTTAACCTCCGGATTTCTGCGACGCGCGGGGCGGCGCTTTAACCGGGGCCGAGGAAGCGGGCAGAGGAACCGGCTGCGCCACGGCCGCCGCAGGTGCGGGAACTTTAACCGGTTCGGGCTTGGTGTACATAATTACTCCCGCGCCCCGCAAATACCAGTGGTCCTTGATGTGTTCGGGAACTTCCTGGATTCCCATCCGGAAATGGACCTTGGACATATCATCACGGGTGACAATCACATCCTGAGGGAAAACCATGGTAAAAGTTGGTTCGTCCTCCCTTAGTTTAGCCGTTTCCGGGGAAAGCATCCCGAACGGTGCGGAGCCGGGGGTCTGCCAGCGCGTAGCGCCCGGCGCAGGTCTATTGATATCCAAGTCAAACCTCCGTGGTTAGGATTTCGGCGTGCCCGCCGCGAGAATTGCCGCCAAGTCCAGGGCAACCGCCGCGCCGTCCGTCTGCGCGTCCGACACGAGCTTTTGCACGTCGGTGGCCAGTTGCTGGAGCAGAGTCGCGGGCGGCGTGGGCGGCGTGGGCGGCGTGGGCGGCGTCACACCGCCGCCTAGAGCTGTGAAATCTGCCGTCAGTTGGTCCCAATTGAACCCATTGGGAGCCATCCCGCTGGCGGCATTCAACTGATCCTGGCTGATGACGGTGTACAACTCGCCCTGAGCCCTGTCCGCCGCGTACTGGGCTATTGCCCTGTATGTAATCCGGCCCAGCATTGCCCAAGTGGAAATAACGACTCCAGCCGAGTCGTACGCCACTCCGGGGAAGCAGTGGCCGTTGTAGGGGTCCGGGCTTCCCGCCGCATCCCAAATGAAACCCGATTGGCGGGGGAGAGGGTTGACCCAAGCATCGGGCATACAAATCCCGAAAAAGACATTTTCAAACAGCCATATCGCCGTTTGGACTTCCGTAACCGAAGTGGGATCCACAGCCAACCAACCGGCGATCTTGTGGCCAGATCCCTGGGGCGACCCCTTATCTCCCCAATAAGAAAACACCTGCTGGATATCGCAACCGGCGTCCGTCCTGGGCTGGCCGGGAACATACCCGCACGCCGCCGAGTACATACCAATGGTCTGATTGGCCGAAAACTGCAGCGGGCTGCCCGAGGCGTTTCCGGTAAATACGCCCTGTACGTGCTCCATCGCGGCAATCACGCAATCGCCCAGCGAATCGTTATTGTACATCTGCCCAAGGGCCGCCTGGGCCATCGGGGTGTAATCATAAGCAGCGGGGAGCTGAGGTAACACAGTAGTCATATAGTTCTTTAAGCGCAGGACCGGGGCGCGAGATGTTGGGATTTTTCTGCCTAATTTAAACGTCTGGCCGTCCGGCCCGGTGAACGATCTAACTGGCATTGGTACACATTCCTCCAAAGATTACTGGGGCTGAGGGACGGCGGGGCCTCCCGCCGTCCCTGTCTTTATATTTAGTTATAGTCTGCTACGGCTACAACCCATCCCCATACGACAGCGTTTCAGGGTAGACGCACTCGACAACGCCCATGCGGCAGAAATAAGTGGTTTTGTGGTAAATCGAGTCGTATTGAATCGGCGTGCGCTGTAGGAGCGTCATCGGGTAGCGCACGCGGTCCTTTTCGTTGGTGTATGCCACCATGCGGTCAACGGTGCCCGCCGTGCCGATAGTGCCACCTAAGCCCGCGCCGACCAGCCACTTGAGGGGGTAAATCTCAAGTTTGCCCTGGCCGGATGTGGTGAGCAGGTTGTTTTCCTGGATATACTTCAGAATGGACACATTGCCTGCCAGGGAGACTTTTTGCGTGCTGATGTAGCCGAATTGCGTCGGGGGCAGCAACAGGCGGCTGGGGATGACCGCATAACCGGAATTGGCCCAAGTCGTGGTCAACACGTAGTTGACATCGTTCAGGATCTCGTCCGGGGTCTTGAATGCCCAAGCCGTGGAGCCCGAGACGCCCGCCGGAAGATTAAACCGGGAAGTCACCAGCGCGTTGTTGATGAGGCCGGTATCGCCCGTGACGGTATCGCCGATGTACACCTGCTCGTCGATGTCCATTTGGTGCTTGAGCTGCATGCCCGCGTATTTCTGGGCATCGACCGGGCGGCCGAGTTTGGCCGCCGATTCCAGTTCGAGAATGGTGAACCGGATTTCCAGGCCCCAAGGCCGCAGCGGGTGCGGGATCTTGGCGATATCGACGCCAACGCCCGTAATCTGGTTAGTGGTCTTGCCGATCCAGGCTTTGCCGTTGCCGATGGAACTGCCTGTGCCCAGCGAACCCGGCGAACCGTATGTGGACAGCGTGAAGCTCGACACTTCATCCGCGATGGTAACGTCGTCGCGGAGTTGGATGTCGCGGCCCCAAGTCACCGCCACCAGCGGGTTGTGCAGCGTCATGTCGAGCCGTTCAAGCTCACCGACGAGGAATGCGCCCGTGGAATCCACCGTGCGACCATCGTTGGTCCGGAAGTTGCCCCCCAGCCGGGCACCCATGGCATTGCCTAGGGCATCATGGGTACGCTGGTTGCCCGCCCACCCATAGCCTGTTAGATTATCCAGGGCGCGCGCCCTGCCCCGAAGTGCTCCTGGAAACCGGATAATGGCCGGAGCAGGGAATGAAGGCTGAATATTAAGCATTAGCTTCAAATTTCCTCTGTTAGATGTTGAACGCCAGCTCGACCAGCCCCGAAGTCGTATCGAGCGGCCCGTTAAACGACACCGTGGCCGGGATTGCCCCGCCAGGGTAGCCACTCAACGCAACGGTGTTGGCGTCCCCAGATGTGGCCGCCTCGAAGCAGCCATGGGTATGCCCGCCGCCCGTAGCGCCGATCCAGAGGAAAACCTCTCCGCCCTTAGTGGGCGAGCCTACGCAGGGGACCATGATGTACCCCTGGCGCAGGATATCCACCACCTGGCCCGCCTGCAGCACGGGGAGCGAGGCCGAAGTGGCAAACCCCTCCGCGCCGTATGCCCCCGTGCTTGACGACGCCTGGAACGGGTACGGCCGGACCGTGATGCCGTAAATGGTCGTGATTGCGGTATCGGTGGACAGAACAACTCGAACGGAGTTCGCCGCCGTATTAACCACCACGGCCTGCCCATACGTTGTGGGCGGATTGGTGGCGTCCAGAACACTGGGCTCCAATGCGACGGGATGGGTGCGGGTGACCATGCCCGCGAAGCCCGCACCCATCCGATAATTGAAGGCCACATCCAAGGTGCGGTGACGCCCCCGCTGAATGGGCCTTAGAACTGCCGGAGCGGCCAGAGCCGACCGGCTGTCATACTTGAAGGTATTTTCCATTATTTTCTCCAGCCGCTCCCAGGACTAAGATTTGCTGTAATATTCGCGGTGCAGGTTGTTAAGCTCCGCCGCCGTTTTGATCTGGCCTTTAATGCCCAGACCGCCGCCGGTTCCCCGCGATGCGTTGACATCCGTCGTGCGGCGGGCACCCCCGTTGTTAGCCGTGCGCTTGGCGAATGCCACGGTGCGGAAGATAAAGGACAGATCCCGCACCCCGTATGCCTGGGGGTCAAAGTTGTATTGGCCCGTAACGTCTTCGATAACCGTCCGCGTGCTGGTGTCGAGCATTGCCGCATCCAGGACGCGGCAACGGAATTGGTGCAACGCCCTGCCGGGGCGCTCGCTGGAGGCCACACCGTCGAACGTCGGCATGCGAACGCCGGGGGCGATCACCTCCGCCATGGCCACAGTGTCCTGATATCTCTCCGATACGGCATCCCCGCTCCTATGCCGACGCCGGTCCGCGTGGCGGCGACGGTCGTCGGCCCCCGGAGGGGCTTCGAAGCCCAGATTGCCCGGAAGCTTCTTGTCCGCGTGGCGGCGACGATCGGAATGCCTACGGCGGTCCGAATGGCGGCGACGATCACCATGCGTAATCTGAAGCGGGCCGTCATCGTCATCCGAACGGCGGCGGCGATCAGCGCAATCGTCATCGTCGTCATCGTCATCGTCATCGTCGTCATCGTCGTCATCCGAACGGCGACGGGAATAGCGGGCATCGTCGTCATCGTCGTCATCCGAACGGCGACGAGCATCTCGCTCTTCCTCTTCCTCATGAGGGTCTTTGCTGTCTGAGTGGCGGCGGTCAGCATGACGGCGGGCGCGGCGGGCGTCATCGTCATCGTCGTCATCCGAGTGGCGGCGGGCGCGGCGGTCTTCCTCGCCCACTTCCTCCGTCTCCTCGTATTCCTGCTCGTTGTCCGAATGGCGGCGGCGAGCATCGCCCCGCGTCTTGCGGTGCAGGTCGCTCACCATCTTGTGAACTTTGTGCATGGCGTCTTCCAGCGATTCCACGCGCTCCCCCATCTCCGGCTCTTCCCCGTCTGCGTGCCTGCGGCGTCTCATCTGGCTTTTATCTCCTTCAACGGCGTGTCCGCCACCTACGTGAATATGAACGTGCCCCGCGTCCTCCAGAAATCCCTCTGTGGACCCCATCCCCTCCAGGTCAATTGACCTGACATCTAAGGTTCTCATGCTTTCGTCCCTTTGCTGTCCGGCGTCCTTGATGGCGCACCTAGGCCCGGCTCTTCCTTCATCCACTAAGGCCACATGGTTGTAGATGATGTTAAAGTGCCGCGCAACGCCCGGCGCTAATTCTTCATAGTCCACATCGTACCCGCAAGAAAGTTCAACTTTTCCCCGGAGTACCTGAGCAATGGCCGCCTCATTGGTAATGACCAAATCCGCCACAAGGCAATCGTGGTATTCACCCTCCCCGCGCCGGGGGTGCAACACCGTCCCCATCGCCAAATCGGACCAATTTGAGGGGTCAACATCAACTGGGGGGTGGTTGTTAGTTACTGGCTTGCCCACCGCGCTGGCAATAGTTTCTGGCCGGAACACCTCATCCTCATTCCGGAACACTACCACGGTGCCGTCCGGGCCGGGCGTAACCGGAACCTCATCCCCGTTGTATTTGAGGGTGCCCGTCCGGGTTAGTGCGCACCCGACACATACAAGGAAACCCTCCTTAGTGAAGTACCGGTTATCACTTAGTTGTTCAGTGACGTAAAAGGGCTGGGCCATTACCTGCGCTCTTAATTATAGGTAAAGGTGCAAGCCAGCGCGGAGCTGGGTGCGCCACTATACGTCGTTACCCCGGAGGTCGCCGCGACGCTGATAGCATTGAACGGAAAACCAACGCCAACCGGCCACGCGCTATTGCTGACCGTCGAGGGGGTCAACGCAACCGTCATCTTGGGCGGGGTAAAAAACGTGATGCCGTCCGTGCCCCCAACACCGCCCCCCGCCGCATTGGCCGACATGGTAACAGTTGTTGCCGTAAAGGATACGACCGTGGTTCCCGCCGCGATGGCCGAACCCGTTGACGTATCAACAATATCCTGGCCCGCAGCTACGCCCGAAGGGGTCGCCGCGAAATGCAGAACGTTGCTGCTGGTCGAGGTCGTGCCGTTGGTCGTGCCCGTGACGGCCACGGCTTGCACCAAAATATCCGCAAATTGTAGATATTCGACCGTAGCGTTGGAGTTATAGCAGTTGAACGAAGTAAGCAGCCCCGGAGTTGCCTTGACCACCGCCGGAGTGTTACTCAGCGCCGTGTTGCTGTAGGCCGTTGACCCGTAAGCCGCCGCACCTTCACTCGCTGCGTATGTCGCAACTAAACCCGTGTACGTTGCGGTGAAGGGAACCCCCCACAGGAGCGTTGCTACCACCGCAAAAACAGATAGCCATCGGAACATATCAATTCCCTTTAGTTGTGGGGCCGGTTGCCCCAGTAGATTATCCGCATGGAGGTATACGGATCTAACAACCGGCCCCTGCCGGGCTTGAGCCCAAGGCCCGGCAACCTCTATCCGCCCCAGCTATTCCGGAGCTATACAACTGAGGCGGCCCCACAGGGACAGGAGTTGCCCGTCCGTGGTGGCGGCCACACATTGAAACTGGTAAACCACATCCGCCTGACAATTGCCAACCAACTGCGCGATTGCCGCGCGGGTCGCGCCGGTCCGAGGCGAAGCAATAACCACCGGGGACCCAACCAACCGAGCGCCAGGCGTAAGGTCCGTGCCGGACCCCGATTCCACGACGCATGTAACCGTTGCCGAAACAATAGTTACCCCGGCAACCAACACGCGGCCGTAATCAAACGTTACCCATTCCCGCTCTACTCCCGCGTCAATGGGGGGCAACAAGTCCAAACAAGCTGACAAGGTTACTGCTCCATTTACCATAGAAATAGTGCGACGGCGATGCGGACCGAAAAACGAAAACCCCTGAGCCAACTGACCCAGTTTGAACAAGTATGCTTGCCCCCGGAAACCAGACCGCAGCCGCGAAACGCCTGACAATAACGAGGCCACGTTCCGGGTGCGCCCGGCCACCCTTGAGGCCAAGGAGCCCGCCAGGTTTCGGAGCGCCAGCCGGGGTTTGATCGACGAGAATTGCGCCAGCCGGGCAGCGGCGGTGAGCGCCGTCTTGCCCAAAAAGCTGCCCGAGGCCGCCGCCCCGGATCGCGCCCGCCCCAACAACCGGGCGGCCAGCCGCCACCGAGTACGGGCCAAGGTTTGGGCTTCACTCCGGCCAAAAAGCCCCACGGTTAACGCAGGCCGCTCTCGGCCCCGGATGAGCGATAAGGTTCGGCCCCCCAATCGTGTTAGTCCCCGGATTCCCGCCCCGCCCGACACTTGGGAAGTAACCCGCACCTTGGTAATAGTCAATTGCAACCGAGGAGTGCCCGTTTCCGCAAATCGGATACGCGAAACCCCCGTAACCCGAATCGGGTATCTGAGGCGGGGTCTAAGCCACATCGCGAGCCTCCCGTAACCCGATAGAGATGAGGCCGCGAAACTACGCGCCCCGCCGCGCACCGCCTCCCCCAGCCGGGCGGAGGGACTAATTATCCGAGCAAACGCCGCGCCTAACGTTATGTTCATTTGGAGTATTGCCCGTAACGGGGCTCCTAAATATAGCCAGCCGGTAACGGCCCCCCTAGTGTGGTTCGTTCCGGCCACTGAAACGGCTAATGTTGGGTGCGAAACACCCCGAACCCTAGCCGTTATTCGCGCCCCAAGTCCTCCCGATTGCTGGGCCGCCGCCCCTGCCCAGCTCCGCATCCACACGGCTGCTCGGATATGTAAGGGTAGGCTCGGTAAACCCATCGCGCCGCTGGCTTTCGACCGCAACTGACCCAACAAATTCGCGGAGAGTTGCGGCCCAGACTTAAGCCAAGCCGCCGCCCGGAACCCGCCAAATAAAGCAATAACTTGTATAAGCAAGTTGGGGTTCGCATGTGCCAATGACACCGCAGCACTCTTGGCCGAAACCCGTATGGTCCACGAGGGGGCGGACCAAACTCCCATTTTTGATCGAACCCGAGCCAACATTCCCGCAGCCAATTGCGGAGGTCCAACCCGAGTTTGAGCCGTTGACCGGGTTATACCATACAACGCAACTCCCTGTGTGGAGGAATTAGACACCGCGCGGGCAAACGCCACCACAAAGGACCTAGCCATACTTATAATGGTTAAGTTCGGAACGTTTTTGGTTATTGCCCCCCTAAACAGGGTTTTTGCAGCCAGCGCCGCCCGCAACTGCGGCGCAATCCTTGTATCCCCCCCGATGACTTTAATTGCCCCCGCCCCCCGGACGGTTAAGTTCGGCCGGACCTTAACCGACACCCCGCTCCGCTCTTTGGCCGATAACCGAAGGGCAAAAGACCCTGCGGACCGGGGGGCAGATGCAAACCTTGATTTAGCAGAAGGCCGCACGGCAAAAACCCCCGAAGGCCGGGAAGTGGACGCAGAACTCGATTTAGCGGACAAACTAACCGTAGCGGCATAGGTGATAACAAGGAGGCCCTGAGCACCAGTTCCGGCGGTTCCACCCGAACCGCCGGAGGCTGACCCGCCACCACCGTAAAGACCGCCATTGCCCCCCGCCGCTTTCCAGCCCCCGCCGCCGCCACTACCTGAGCCATGGCTGGCGTCGAATTCTGTCCCAGTGCTGCCTGGCCCACCCGCGCCGTCCGTATAATAGCTGCCGCCGCCACCACCCCCGCTGGTTCCGGCGGAGCCATTATGACCACCGGACGTTCCGCCCGCACCGCTACCGCTACCGGCGGAATTATTGCCGCCCGCGCCGCCGGGGGCTCCGGAGCCATCAGCTCCCGCCGTGCCCCCACCATTGCCGCCACCGCCACCAGCACCTTGCGTGCTGTTGCCGCCCTTGCCGCCAGAACCATTTGGGCCACCCGCGCCGCCGCCGCCGCCCGTCGTGTTCCCCCCACTGCCGCCGTAGTTAACGGTAGTGCCTATTCCTCCGGTCGTGACGGCGGCAGCACCAGTAGTGCTTGTCGCTGTCGGCCCGTAAGGGGCTAAAATCCCAACCGTATTCGACGACGGAGCCGCATTGGTCCCGATTTGAGCCCAGGTCTGCCCTGTTGTGGACGTGCCTCCACCAATGCCGATATTGTAATAAAGGGTCTGCGCGGTTGTGACCGATATCGTTGATGCCGCGTAAGCCGCACCCGCGCCACCGCCGCCGCCGCCAGTTGAGGCGTAACCGTTGCCGCCGCCGCCAATGCCCTTGAGCGTAAGGGACGTAACGCCAACCGGAACCGGGAACGATCCAGCCCCGGTCGCGGTCTTAAACTCGGTTGTGCTCATGATGTGCCGGGCGCGAACAAGCTATGTTTCATTCGCGCCCCTTCAAGTTTTACGCCGATACCACTACCAGCGACGAGGCCGCGAACGACGCTTGCGTGTTGATTGGAATCGACTGCTGCAGCACCTTCCTCACCATACCCGAACCGCTAGTGGACGTGTTAACATTGGTGCTGGCATTCGACACCGAGATAACGTCAGTCGCAAAGTTGGTGGCGATGACCGCGAGCAGCCCGGTAAAATTCGACTGCGAGAACGAGGGGGCCGTACCGCCGTACTCCGTCGAGAATGCCACGGTGTCCGCGATTGAGTACCCGTGTGCCTTAATATCGAGCACGGCGGGGGATGCCGCCGTAACATACGCGGGCAACCATGCGTGATTGCCCAAGTAGTCCCAGGAAAGAAGGTCGCCCGAGGTGCTCGCATCGGTAAGCCCAAACGCGATGGCCGTGCCCCAGTTAGCCGTTGCCTGAGGAAACGTAATCGTCGCCGCCGAATTGGTGGCCTGAGAGGGGCCGGTCCCCGTTGGGGCCGCGAACGCCGAGAACACAATGTTATCGCCCGAACCGACGCCCGCGCCGGTAGCATTGGCACTCATAACTACCGTGGTGCCGGTCGTCGTAGACACCGTGGTGGCCGCTGGAATGAGGCCGGACCCAGTGGTGTCGTAAATGCTCATGCCCGCCACGATCCACGCCGGGACCGAAGCGAAATGCAGCGTGGCGTTGCCGTTAGCCGTGGTGCCGTTAGTGGCTACATTGCCCGCGACTTGCTGCCGGGCGTATGCCCCGCCCGTTACCTCAGTAAACCCCGTGTTGTCGTCGGCTCCCACCGCCGTGTACAGCGACAACCACACGTTGGGAAGTGCGGGCATTGCTACCTGGCCCGTGAGCCAATTAAGCTGGGCCTTCGCCGAATAGTCGGAAAGCCCCGTGTCGCGCGCCCTAGCCCGGCAACGGAAAGGGTAAAGGGGGCGAGCCGGGCGAGACATCGGCAACAACTGGCCAGAACGCCCGTATTTCAAATTCGCAAGACCAGTCATCATTGTATGTTTCTCCGGTTAGCGCGGTGCCTGATCCACCAAGTCAGTTGAACTACATTCAGCTTGCACAAAGCCCGCTCCATACCGCGAATAGTCATCCACGGTGCGAACCATGTAATAGTTTTCATTCCAAACCACAACGTCCGGCTGGTAATTGCGGCGGGCCTCGTCCTTAGACTCGCCCCGAAGCTTGAAGGCAGTAATTACCAAAATAGTCTTAGCCTGCGCCTGGAACCCCTCATCCCGGACTAAGCTCTGATCCCCGGTTGGCGTAACCGAACCGATAATGTTAGGAAACGTCTCCCATTGCCACTCAGCCACACCTAGGTTATTAACCAGCTCCCGGCGGCGCAGGACCGTAAAGCGTTCTCCCGCAATCATTGGGTCCAAGAGTACATCCGTGACGTCAATATCCATCCTGATTGTACCTCAGTGCCTGCGGCGATAAGAATGCGGGTAGGGCCGGAACCCATCCTCCTCGTTCCACTCCCAATGGTATTCCGGAAGCTGGTCCTGGACTAGTTCCAAATCCTCACCGGTTACGCCGAGCCCGTCTAACATAGTGGCAACCCGGCAAGCGTGGTCAAACGACAGCCCGCCCCCAAAAAGCGCACCAACTCCTGGCAAAGACGGCGACAATTGAGGGGCCACGGCACGACAGGTTTTGGTTTTTAGGCACACCCGGCACATAATGCCTGTAAGGAAACTACACACCTGCACGCCCTCCATAGCGGCTATTTTACACTTCCGGCACCACCGGTTCCGCATAGCAGCGGCAATTAGGAAAACACCCCGCGTGTGCCCGGATTTCCCCCGCTTTGGACTTCCCCGCTACTGGTGGCGCGTCCCATCGGACAAACTGCCCGTTCAATTTTTGGTGCAGCTTCCGGACGTCCAAATCCCCCGCAGTGCGCCAAATGTACCCCTCAGACCCCACAAATTCCGCGCGGGCTTGAGTGAAGTTAGAGGCTACCCGCGCCGTTTCCGTCCGAGCAATGCAGTTGGCCCTAGCTTTCGACACGTCGCCCGAGGCGAGGATCGCGGCGGCCAGCTCCTTAGCCCGGCCCGCCGTGGAAACCCGAATCTCTAGGGCCAGCGCGTGCACCCGTTCGGCCGCTTCCAAGGGAAGCGAAGTAATCAAAGTAACCTGTTGCTGCTGCAACTCGCGTAACCGGCCCCCGATTGGCGCACCCCGGATTTCCTCCGCCAGCGCGCGGCTCATGGTTTTCGACAGCCGGTTCCAGGCCGCGTCATCCCGGCGCAGGGCCTCCGAAAGCATCCGGGAGGCCACGGAATACGCCCAAGGCACCAGCACCTGGGCGTATTCCCGGAGCATAGCCTCCAGCGAATCGGGGTGAGGAGCAAGCTCTTTGGTGATAACGCCTATTTGCCGGGAAATCGAACGCAGATTGCGGGAGTATGACCGTTCAGCGCGCTTAACGTGCGCCCAAATTCGGCGTTGTTCAGAGACGGCGGCGTGAGGGGGCAACTACTCTTCGTCGTCCAATACCACGCCCAGCCCGAAATCATCATCCGCAGCCCACCGGTCAACCAACGAACTAGCCCCGTCTACGTGGGGTTCCGAGGTTATGTCCCACTTATGGCTTTTGGACATAACCTCATCCAATTCAGCCAGGGGGTCAGGGGCCGCGTCTTTTCCTGTTTTAGCTGTGTAAGATGTGCCCTCTAGTACAACTTTTAGCGTCTTAGCTGCCTCATCCCAACTTTTAACCCGAAGCCTAGCTCCCCGCGCCACTAGCACCTCCTCTTCCGTTTTGTGTACGGATATGCTGCTGATGTCCGCACACCCCTTTCCCCCGACCATCTCAATTACAGCCCCCTGTTTCCACTCCGCCGCGAATTTCTTGCTCTTAGAAAAGCTCATGAACGCGTCATCTGTAATGGCCTTGCCCGGCGCAGTCACTCCCAACTCCCTAAACTTTTGTAAAGTGTTAGCAGACACGCCCCGGTAAAGCACACCCGAAAAAGTAGAATTACGGGTAATTTGATCTAAATACTTAGTTGCTTTGACCTCAAATGCTGAAGGGGGAGATTTTCCGCGCAGTGCCCCGTTAACTTTTTCAAATCCCCACCCAGTGTACCGATATATGGCTTTCTTCTGTTGAGGCGTGGCTACTTCAGGGCTCCACGGCCCCTCCCAGTCCGGCCCGGCCAGACTGGGACCAGCAAGCGCAGCCGCCACTTCCGTGTGCGAAGTGTTTTTCGACAACCACTTAGCAAGCCCTGCTTGGGTGCTCTTGCTCTTGCTCTTGGTTATTGCCTGAAGAGTCAACCCGTCCCTCAAGGCCAACAATACCAGTTTTTCCCAACTAAGCGCTTCAAGCTCCTTAAGCAAAGCTAACTTAGCCAGGGCCTTTTCAAGGGCAAACTTCGGTTTATTTAATTCCTTTTCTGGAACACCAAGCGCTTTCGCCTTAGCGTTTAATTCCTTTTTTTCCAAATATGCCTTATGGTTTTCCGTAGGCAGTGTGCCGAACCCTACCTCGGCCCCAATCTTAACCCCCGCTTTGTAGACCTCCGTCTCTAATTTGCGGTACTCTTTAGCTAAGGCCGTGTCAGATAGCCCTGGGGAAACGGGATCTCCCATAGCCTCAAATTGTTTTAACCGCACCTGTCGACGGTCTTCAATCTCCGCTATTATTTGTCCAACCGTCCAATGGGAACCGACCCAAATCTTAGCATTGGTAGCTAACGTATGCCATCCGGACAGCGTAGTCGGCTCCTTAACTTTTTTGACCGGAACAATCTTCTTAGGTTTCACTTCCGGTTCTGGTTGACCCTTGGCCGCCGCCAACGCAGCCAGCAACTGAGCCACCGTAGTCTTAGTGGTAACTTTGATTCCGAGGCTCTTGGCCTCAGCCATCAAATCGACCTTCTTGCCCGAACCGCCGCCTTTTGCAAATTTTCCATCCTCTTTACGGGGGTGTTTTTGCTCTTCCCAATCCTTATCCTGAACAGAATTTCCCTTAACTAACTCTGTCAAATCCCCATAGTAATTAACTTCTAATTCTTTGTGTTTATTTAGCAGCGCGACATTAGCTCGATGGTTGCCATCCGTAAGCACGTATTTATTACCAAGTTTAATAACTCGGGGCCTGTCCCCAATTTCCGACAAAGCCTCTTCACTTTTATATTTTTTAGCTATAGCTTTCACTTTGCTGGTTTCAACCACGTCTTGAAATGAAACTAACTCAGAAAGCGGAACTCTGATTTTATCGGGTTTTGGCCCTTTGCCCTTAACCGCCCGTTCCCATGCCTCCTGTTTTATCTTAGACAGCGTATTCTCGGGAAGATCAACAACGGGAAACCCTGTTACCGCAAGCCCCGCCTCTTTTCGTGGCCTAGCTTGTCTGATGGGCACGCCTCCGTCACCCCCCGTACCAAACTTTCCATCATCTTTGCGTGGGTGTTCCTCTTCCCGCCACTCCGCATCCGCCGTACCGCGCCGCGTGTACCACGTCGTCCAAATATCGTCGATTGCCTTTTTGGTGCTAACCGCTTTCCGCCCCGTAAACCGCCGCGCGATCTCAATCACATCTTCTTTGCGGGCAGTCTCCAACTCAGACAGCACTTGCCGGAGCACCGATACTCCGCTTGCGGCCTTAATCCGCCGCAGCACGTCGTCCGGATCGTTAATAGCCGATTCCCCAAACCGGGAATCTTCCGGAAACATCTCGCGGGCCGCCGCAACCGCCCGAGGAGAAGGGTCCGGAAACCCTCCCCACTCATCGCGACGGCGGCGAGCCCGGTCTTGAATGTGGACGTGAAACATCCGGGACATTGAGGTTTAAGCAGCCGCTGCGGGAACTGGGATATTGGCTGCCGTAACCGCGTCATTAAGCCCCGTAGCCGCCAAGTCAAGGCTTGCCGCCGCCGTATTAAACGCCTGAGCCGCCGCCTCAACAGCCACCGGATCGCCAGCGGCAAGCGCCGCCGCAAGCTGGGCGGCCAGGGCCGTAATGTCCGCCGAAGCGTTGGTAATAGCGGCAGTCGCACCGCCGATGGCCGTCTGGATATTGGTAAGCGAGGTCTGGGTGGCGACGAGCGCCGCCTGAAGGTCTTCCATTGCAGTCATGAGTAGTCTCTCCTCCGAAGTTTGAGCCAAAACGGCTCGGGTTAAATCCTTGATGGCCTTGACCAAATCAGTGTCCTGGTGCATGGTTATTTCCTATCTGTGGCCGTCGATATCCGGACTTCCAGCCCCAAGCCTTTCAGCTTGAGCACCATGTATTCCAAGTCCTCTTTCGTTACCCCCGCGCGCCGCCCGTGGTACAGATTAACCGAAGTCAACCCCCGGCTCCCCTGCCACTCCACCGCGCCCGACGCCTTCACCCGGACCGCCTTAGCCCGCTCAGCCCTGGCCTGTGCCGCGATCAGGTCTGCCGTTTTATCCAATTCCTGTTGGTCCTGAATACCAGTTGACGATCGGTACAATTCGAAATTCGGCCCGCCCGGTTGCTGGCGCTTATCCGAGTTGCCGGTAAGAAACCCGGTTATCTCATCGTTCACGTGAATATGGACGTGATAATTCCGGGCCTTGCGGGTCATTTAAACAACATTCCCCTATTCTTGCCCTCTACCTTGACATTAACATGGTATTCCGGTTTGCGGGGGTCATCCGGGGCATATCCCTGACTAACAGTAAACTGGTATTCTTTACCGTGTTGCCCCCCTAATCGGACCGCTTCAGCTTCAGCTTCAGCGTCAGCGCGGGAGTTAAACGGCTTCACCTTTTCGGCATTCTTTCCCATGGAAGAGACATGGCCAAAATTAGGCTTGCTGCCGCCTTTACCGGGTTTAGCGCGCTTAGGGTCAGGAGCCTTGCCGCCCGCCGAACCTCCACCCGAAGTAAACTGACCGCCCTTTGACGAACCCGCAGGCTCGTGTTTCTGTGCGTCCTGCGTCCCCCGGTTCCAAAACGCCTGGTTAGCCCGATTTACGTCCGCCAATGTTTTCATCTGGCTAGTCCTTGACCTTCCTCTGCCCGCATCCGAGCCAGAATCGCACCGAATTCCCTTTCAGTGCCAACCCGCCGCGCGCACTCCTCGTCAGTTTCCGGCCGCATGTAACTGACCCTCACCGCTACCCAGCCTTCACCATATCGCCATTGGAGCGAAGCGGTCGCTTTTCCCGAAGAGGGAATTGTAGCCTCCACCCCCTGCAGCCTAGCAATCAACTCCGCGAGGCTAAGCAGCTCCACCTCAAATTCTGCTGCCGTTTCCCAAACATACCGGCGCAACTCGTCTATTTCCCTATGTTCCATCTTGACACCCGTTTAAACCACTACCCCGTTATTAAAACATACCTTGACAGCCTTTGTCAAGCCGCAATTTGAGGGGGCAGAGATGGGCTTTCCCTTGTTGAACGAGTATCCCTTGCGCCATAGGCGGCCCATAGCCTGCGATGCGGTCAATCCAAATTCCCCCGCCGCCCGCGTAATCCCAAGCCGCACGACCTCTCGCGCCAAGGCCTCCAACTGTTCCTTGGACATGATAGCCTGCCCCTTAGGCAGGCAAAGCCCGCGCTTAATCCGGGGCGTTGAGGGGGTCTTTGCCTTGTGTTCCCGCAGGCACCCCTGATTGCAGTAGTTACTGCGCCGCATTGGCAGTAGCTTACCGCAGTGCAAACAGAAAGCGGGCATAATCCCCGCCGCTAAGAACGCTTCTTTCCGGACATCCGCCGCGAACTCTCGCGCGTGTTCCTTAGAGCAGAACTTGCGCCCCGGCTTGGTTGGATCACCGCACCATTCACACTCGTTTTTAACTACCACTTACCTCTCCGAGGGCGAGGCGGTGGAGACTCAAACTCCATAGCTGAGACAGCTAGCGCATCCGGCCCGCCCCCTTTACTTAAGCAGAGGGGGCGTCAGCCGTCAAGTGTAAATGCTACCGTACCCGCGCGGCCTGAAAATGCATTGGGTCATATGGCCCGCTCCAATCGCCCCCCCAAATCCAGCCCTCACCCTTGAATGCCTCCACAACCGCGCAGCCCGCAACGAAATGCCGGGCGTGAACATCGTGGCCGTACGGGTTCCGCTCCGGATCGAGGTCAATGGCCGCCGCATACGCATGGCAGGAAAGATGCCCGCTACCCAAAATCGACCGGTCATTGTAGCACCCGGCAAAAACCGACACGCCCCAATCATCCACGGTTGCCTGCTTTTGCCCGGCTTTTGCCCAAACAGTTGCCAATACCCGCGCCAAACTGTCCCTACAGCGGGAATTAACCGAAAAATGCGTAATTAGCCTGCCCCCGTACGTCATCTTAAAGGGGGGTGTCAAGGAAACCAAGTTTTCCCCCGGCTTCCCGTAAAACGACTGCATGTCTGCCTGAACGGGCCAAACCATGCCCACCCCTTTCCTGTGTCTATCAAGCATGAACGGTCTTCAGTTCGTCCGGTCCCAAGTGCGGGTTTTCCACCGGTTCCAAGGGCAACACGGGGTCAATCGATCGGAGGTACGCCACCAATTCCACCACGGGGACCTGTACATAGCGGGGGCCGTCCTCCGGCCGCTGAACCACTCGCCCGTACGATTCCCGATAGTCGTTGAAAACACCCAGCACGCTGCTATACCCCAGGAACACCTTGTGTTCCTCGAACTTGCCTTCTTCAGTGAAATGATTAACAATAAACGCCCTATCTGAGTCCCGGTCGTCCCCAACGAAGCAGTCAATCGCCTCGTCCGGCCCCTCCGCGCTCACCGTGCCCCGAATATACCCGTAATCCACTGGCCACTGCGGGCCGCCCGGCCAGCGCACGTCGCCTTTCGGGCACTCGATAACTACCGGCACCCCTTGAAAATCCGTAATTGGTAGCCCGCGCGCCCCCCGCGCCGCTCGCCACGCCCACTCCGCGTCCCGCACACTCGCGGCGCGAACACGTCCCCCCGCCGGACCCTTATCGGCCTTCGGGACGGGCGCGCCCTCCCGCTCGGGCTCCGGGCCGTCCTCACCCCCCATGCCGACGCCCGCACCGCCCATCATCTCTTCGGCTTGCGGGGGCTCGATGGAGTCATCCGCCGCCTCAATGTCGTCTTCCGTAATATTACTAAACCGGCCCGTGACAATCGAGGATTGCTTCAATTCCTTCATCGCGGTCTTTTGCGACACTAGGTTGCGCTCTTCCGCCTGAACGACGGTCGCCGCGTCAGTGGACGCAATTTGCGCTTTCTGCTCCTCCGTCATCTGCCAAAGCGGGGTGAAATCAAAATCCCAAACCTTGGGTAGCGCTACCTCCAACGATTTCGCCAGCACCCGGATAATTGTGGTGAGGGGGACTTTCAGTTTTTGGTTCTGCTGCAAACGGATGCCATCGTAGTACATCCGCAATTCGAAATCGCCGGAGGAGTTGAGGCCGCCCGGCGAGGTTCCGAATAGCCGCACCCCTGGCATCTGCAGCGCGCCGCAAATCTGCTCGCCTAACCGGGCCAAGGTGTCCGAAATGCCCGTGTTAACGGTCTGCTGGTGAGGGACATAATCATCCTCTGAATCGATCATCGTGATACCTTCATTAGACTGCGCCCGGCGCATAATCTGAAGGTATGCCATTAGCCCCGCCAGGGCCTTAGTATTACTCGACGCGATCTCGCGGAGCCCCTTAACCTTGTAAATCCGGATGAACATCTTATGAACAAGCTGCGCAGCCCCTTGGGTGGCCGCATCAAAGGCAACCATCCGATCATAGAGCCGCTCCAGCACCGAAATCCCCCACAGGTTTTCCATCACCCGCTGCCAATAGGGAAGCTTGATCCCCTCAACCCGCAAACACCGGGAATAGTGGATAACCTTGAGGTTTAAGGCGGGCGCGTCGGACGTTACCCGGTAATACGCGGGTAAGCCCAGGGCAGGGCCGTAATCATCCACCAGATTAACTAAGTCCGGCTCGACCATCCAGCGGTCCAGAGACAACAGGCCCTTAAACTGTCCCTTGCCCACCGTATCAATCCGCAACGGAGAATCTAGTTTCTGACCGTCAATTAGTATCACGCCGAGCGCGCCCCCATACAGGCGGCCCCACTTCACCGTATCGCAAACCGCCTCCCACACGCCGAGATCGACCAACCCCCGCTGCAGCTTCTCAATGTCATCGGGCGGAATCTCTCCGGTGAACTGGATGCCCATCTTCACCATGTCTTCGGCGACCAAATCGACCGCCACGCCCCCCAACCATGACCCCCGGTGTATCCACTCCAGTAGGGTCCGGATGCGAGTAATCGGGTTGAAACCATAAGTGGACGCAGACAGCGCATTATCGGTATCCGTACCGAGCTGAAGAATAAAGTTATTAAAGGAATCCAACGTGCGAGTTGCCGCTTCGTCATTGACCGCCGCGCCGCGCAAGAATTCTCGGGCCTCCTCAGCCAGCGCCGGAATTTCCGGCGCGCCCGCCGCCGTAGTCAGATTCCTTAAGCGGGTTTCATCCCGCTTGGCGCGAACGGCGGCTTTTTGAACTGGCGATTTGGGGCGAATTGTAGCCATTAAAACAGTGCGTTTCCTGCTCCAGCCATCGCCTCCCACGTGGACAGCGTGGAAATCCGGGCATTGGTTAATATTAGTGCGTCCGCATAATCCGGGGACGCTATCCCCCGCATCGCCAGATGCTGCTTCGACTCTATCTGAATCTTGCCCTTTTCATCCCGCTGCCACTTGACCAACGAAATCTGACCTGCCAAGGCCATCGCCTCCGGCCCTTCAGTGTCGTCCGGAAGCGAGATCAAGGTTGACGCCTCGTGTTCCTGGCCTCCGGGTTTCCCCTGCATAAACAGCACCATCTCATAAGTTCGCTTAAACTGCTCGCGGGTAATCCACCAAGCCTCCGCCTTGAGATTTACAAACTTCTCCTGCGAAGTCTCCCCATCCGGCCACATCGTCTTAGACGCGGGGATGCCCACATTAACACCCTTGCAAGGGAGCTTATCTTGCCGCTTAAGCGCATCGCCTGTGCCCCGGCCAACACCAACGTTATCATAAAGCAGTTCGCCTACCGAACACTGCCAGCCATCCTCCCGCACGAACGTCTGCAGCTTAGCGAAATCCACCATCCGGTGCGCGGTTTCAATAGTGTCCGGCTCGCCCCACGCACATGGCCGCCTAACCACTGGACCAAACCGGCAAACCACCACGGACTGAGCGCGGCCTGCCCCCACGTCGCCCCCCGCGACGCCGCGAGTGTGAGGGATTATCTCAACCAGGGTTTTAATTATCTTGGCGGCCTCAACCCACTTAGCCGGGATGCAAATCCCCTCAACCGAGGCGGAATAATCAAGTTCGTATTCCGACGCCCAAACGTGGGCTTCCAACGACCGGCGCTTTTTCTCGATCCACTCCGGGGTCTTGCGGGGGTCGTGCAAGTAATGGTATCGGAAAATCTGCCGGGGGTGTAGCGACCCCCCGAACCGCTTGCGGGCAAACAGATTGCCCATGCCGTTAACTGATGACCCCCAGATGCGGATATCAGTATTCGCGGAGGTGGATGCTTCCACCCGGTCCGCGCGTTCAATAAACGCCGCCTCGTCAATTATGTAAAGCGTGGAGCGCCCGCCGCGCCCCATCTGGTCCCCTGCCTCGCCCCGTATCAGGTTGTCGTTGGAGGGATTATACAGGCGCAGGAAGTTGTCATGTTTCTGAGGGTCCCACCCCCTGGGCATCATCCAGCGCGGGAACCCCCGTTGCAACATCCGGATTTTTTCGAGGATCGAATCCGGATCGCCGATTTTATCTACATATTCTTCTTTGCGGGAACCAAATGTGGTCTTGAAACCGGGAACGAACAACCACTTGTGCAGGGCCACAGCCCCCATAACCCAAGTGAAACCAATATCGCGGCTTTTCTCGCAAAGCCCGTCTTCCGCTAGCGATATTCGCTCTTCGGTCCAAGCCACCAATTCCCGCTGGCGCTCGAACAGATCGAGGGGAATGTGGGCCAGGCCCTTTTCCGCCGTCAACCCCTGGCCCGCAACCCGGCGGGGGTCGTATGTCCAGCACCAGGAGTCGAACCAATGGTAAATGTCGCGTCGGCAAACTTCCAACTCTACAGCTATCGCGTCCGGGTTGAGGCCAATCCGGGCCATCAACTGGTAACGGTCAACTATGGAAGAAGCAACGGACATTCAAACCCAAACAAAACAGGCCGGAGGTGAGGGAAACTAAGCCCCCGGCCTGCCCCTTGCGGGAACCCTACTGCTGAACGTAGCTAACAAGCACTTCGGTAGAGGGCGTGGTGCCCGTGGACACCGCGCACAGCCCGTTTGAAGCAGGAGCTGTAACAACCGTCCCCCCGCCGAAACCCAGGTTGACCATGGTCGCTGCGGGATACACGGGGGTGAGCGCGGAGGGGCCAGCGGCGCAAGCCGTTCCCGTGCCGTATTCCAGGCTTAGCGTATCGGCGGTCCCAGTGACCAGCGAAACACCGCAGACGTAAACCGCTTTGCTGCCCGAAACGGGCACTAGTGCCGTTGTGGTGGCCGTGGAAATGATTGCCAACACCGAAGATTTGGCAACGTTGCGGCTCTGGCAGGGGTCCGCCGCCACAACGGCATCGGCGGTCGCAGTAACTTTCAGGTTGCCCGAAGAATCCGCCTGCAACGCCGCGCTCTGCCCCGTGGTCAGGGTCGGGGCAGCGGAATTGTAAACCGCACCCACTGCCTGCATCTTAGTCGGCGCAGTGGCCGCCGTAATTACGCCTTCAGTGCCAGTGTCAGAAACTAGAAGCTGGCCCGAAGCATTAGACTGCAATGCCGCGCTCTGACCAGTAGTCAAAGTTGGTGCCGCCGAATTGTAAACCGCACCCCCCAACTGCATGTCCACCGGCGCGGTTGCCGCCGTAATTACGCCTACAGTGAGGTTGTTAATTGCGTCCGCAATTAACAACTGTCCCGCCGCCGTGGCCTGCAACGCCGCGCTCTGGCCATTTGTCAACGTCGGGGCCGCCGAATTGTAAACCAAACCACCGAGTTGCATTTTGGTTGGCGCGGTAGCCGCCGTAATCACGCCTTCGGTGCTGGCGTCAGAAACGGTAAGCTGACCCGTGGAATTAACCTGCAGCGCCGCACTCTGGCCTGTGGTCAATGTGATACCCGCCGCCGTGTAGACGCCGCCGCCGATTTGCATCTTAGTGGGGGCCGTGGCCGCAGTAATCACGCCTTCGGTGGTAGCATCAGAGACAATAAGCTGCCCCGCCGCGTTTAGCTGCAGCGATCCCGATTGCCCGTTCGTAAACGTCGGGGCCGCACTATTGTAGGTGCCCCCCGCGATCAGCGAATTAGCCGGGGCCGTGCCGGGAGCAATGGTGCCCTCCGCATCCGTCACCACGACCGAGCCCGCCGAATAGGAAACCGAGCCGCCCGGCGTCCCAGCCAAGTTAACAGTGATGGGGCCGGTCGAAAGCGCCGAAACATGAACCCGCAGCCGAGTAAGCCCCGTCGATGCAACCGTCCAGGTGCTCGCCGTCGAAACGGAGGTGACAGTCGACCCCCCATTCAGTGGCGTCATATTCAGCGTCGACCAATGGGCGCTGGCGTTTGCAATTGAGGGGGCCTCATTGGTCCCCTGAACCGAAGCCGTGAACGTGCCGGTTAGAGTGGTGAACTGCACCGAGACGGTGTTCAACCCCTGAACCGTGAAATACACATCGCCAGTTGTCGTGAGAATCGTCGGCTGCTCTACCGCAGTCGGAATGTACACGGGCAATTGGGTAGGGTAGGTCTGGGCCAGGAGCGCCCCCGGCGCGAACAGCAACAGGGCCAGCCCAGTCAATAGGCGAGTAATAAGCTTCATTTAACCATTCTCCCTTTCACTTGGCCCCAGGCCAAAACCCCTAATTCCCACAGGCATCGCCGCAACAGTAAATACTACCGGTGCGGCGGTCAACAAGGCATCCAGCGGTCGCGGCGGAAACCGCAAACGCAGCAACAAGCAGCACGATAAGCAGTCTCATCAGTTTCCTCCGGGCTTTTCGCCATTAAGCGCGCCCAATGTCTCGCGATATAGCTGGGCCAACTCAACGGCCGTCATCTTGGATAGATCCGCCTGCAAACTGAGGGAAGGAGGCGGAATGTTGGGATTGACATCCTGGAACTTCTTGAATTTCCAGGGGCGGCGGGCTTGGAGTAATGTCACCAACAAACCGTCGCTGTATTCCTGTGTGTCCCCAACGTGTTCCCCCCGCTGAAACACGGGTCGCGCCACGCCATCCACGGCTCGGCGGCGGGCCTCGTCTTCCAGGCTGTCCGTGCCCTCCTCCATAGCCTCGTCCCACTCAATGGAGAATTCCCGGTCCTTGGCCTTCCACGCCTTCGCCGACATGTAACTGAGGCCGATTTCCTTGGCCGCCTTAGTGGGGGAATACCCATCGCGCAAGCAGGCCAGGAACTTATCCCGCATTTGAGGTGAATCCTTATGGCGGTTTTGGCGGGGGAACTCCCGTTTGAGGGCCACCCACTGGGCATCAAACTCGGGGTCCGTGCGCCGGTATCTAGCAATGGTACGGGAATCAAACCGGTGAGTCCGGTACATCAGCGAGGCCAGCCCACCACAACGCCGCAACTCTTGGAGAGCCAATTCCTTGAACAGAGGAACCAACTCCGGCGTGGTTACCTCCTTTACCGGAACCGGCTTTTCCTCCACCGCGTCCTGGTGTAAACGTCGCCGCATTACACCGCCACCAAATCCACCAGGGATATTTCGGCGCGGGTTGTCCGTCCAAACAAGTTTAAGAACAACATCGCTCGTTGTTCCCCCGTTTGCTTCTGAAACACACCCCTAATTCCTTGGTGGGCCCCGCTAGTAATCTTCACCCGTTGCCCCAACTGGAACTGGCAACACACCGGAGGGGGAGGGTCTAGTTTAATAAATCCGTCCACTTCCCGGCACCGGATTGCCTCTACCACCGCATCCGAAACTACCGCAGGAACTTCACCAACTCGGACAATAGAAGCAACACCAGAATACTGGCGGAGCCAATAGATGCCCAAACCCCCAGTAGCTGCCACGAAAATATACCGGGACAGGAATGCCTTGTTGACGGTACGCGTTTGACGCGCTCTGGTCTGCTCAACCCGTATTTGGGGGTAATACACCGTGATTCCGGCTCGTGCAAGAGCGCCATTAGCAACCGACTCCTGATTTGGCTTCGTCTGCAATATTAGCCATCCGCGACTGGGGTCCCTCAAGCTATTTGCCTCAAATTTGAGACTATGCGCCGCACCCCTGGTGAATTTGCAGGGGGATGCAAAGCCTTCATCTCAGTTAGAATTCACCAGAACTAACTGTGCCACGGCTCAAATGGCGGATTGAAAGCTCCGAAAGGTGACTGCCGTAAGGTTCGAGAAGATCCCCGAGTTGAGCCCGTCCCTTGACCAAACCCGATATTCTGCCCAAACCCTGGCCACATCAACTGAGGGCAGTGTAGCACATCGAGAGGCCGCTGTCTAGTCCCCCCGTTACACTGTATCGGGACGAATACAGCGCCGCCCCGCCACAACCTCCGATACCATTAAACGGAGCTTAACACACGGCGCGGTTGAAGTTCGGGTATGTTCAGAGTACTTAACCGAACTCTGAACATTAACAAATGCCCGTCGGACGGGGCTTGAGGAGGCCCATGTTCAGCATGTTCAGCATGTTCGGGGTCCCGAGGGACTTCCCCGCGCGCGCGAAATTTGAGGAAAGTAAGACAAATTCGCGCGCGAGGTGAACATTTGATCTTCGAGGCCCTACAACCGGCGTCAGGTCCCGTCGTTCGGGCTTCTGTTTGGGGTGAGAGAGCCGTGTTCAAAGTTCGGTTAGTTGTGTGAACACGGCTGAACGTGGCGATCTGCAACTTTCGCGAGTATCGTGTCTCGGAACAAGTTGTACCCACTTCTGGTTGCAGCAAGTATGGCCTTGTCTGCAACTCGTGGTGCGCGGCGGGTTGAGCGTTTCTCCCTATTACAACCTTCGCGGGTGGCCCTATCCAACTGGGGCGTGTGGTCCGACGGGGTTGTACAACCGCTCAACGTGCTACCTGTACCAAATATTGCGTCAACTCTACTAATATTTCGAACACACTTTGACCGCGTGCAGTGCCCCCGGCAAATGTGCCGTTCGGGACACCCTTCCTGGTATGTGATCGGCCCGGCAAGTGTCCGTTCTTACTTGACGCTCAACGGGCCGATGTGCTAGTCTAGAGGGTGTCCGCGCTCTAGTGTCTAGTCCCAACCAGAGCACTCTTTTGCCCTAATTGCTACCAGAGGCGATTATAGCATGTCTCTGGCTCCCGCACAAGCCCCACAACGGAGTCCGCCGCATGTCTAACGACCCGCAGACCGCCGCCCTTTCTTCCCCAGCGGTCATGCAAACTGTTAAATGGGCCAGTGGCCTAGGCTTTACTCTCGTCCCCCTCATTCTTCAATCCAAATCCCCCGTCTCCGGTGACTATGCGAAACCGGGTTACACCCCCCCTCCCGAATCCTACTGGTGTAACCGCAACTGCGGAGTTGGCTTAGTCACCGGCCCCCAGTTCAACGGTCCGGTGGATGTCGACATTGACGGGGGTCCCGACGCCCGTCACTTTTCTAACATCTTCCTGCCCAAAACCCCCGCCTGTTTTGGCCGGTCCTCTAACCCCGCGTCCCACCGCCTTTACCTAGTTGATACCCCCAGTTTCGATAAGTTTGCCATAACTGACCCCCTCGACCGTTCCACCATCATCGAGGCCCGGGGCGATGGCGGCCACCAAACCGCGCTGCCCGGCTCCATCCACCCCTCAGGGGAGCTAGTCTCTTGGGCCGCGCCCGGCTCTCCCCCTCAATTAACCACCCAGATTTCCTCCCAATTAATTCGAGCCGTTCGCAAGGCAGCCTTGGCCACCCTAATCGCCCGGCACGTCTGGAAACCGGGTTACCACAATGAGCCGTGCAAGCACCTGTCGGGAATGTTCTATTTCTCCCACTGGCCCGAAGATGAGGCCGCCGAAATAGTCCAGGCGGTGATGGAGTTCACTGGAGATAAGGACTCATCCCGGATTCCCACCCTCAAGCACACGTATGCCCGCGCCTCTAAAGGGAGGAAAGTGACAGCAGGGGGCCGCCTCCGGGAACAAGTGGGCGCGCTCCTCACCGACCGGCTGTTTGAGCTGATGGCCTCCCCGGAACAAGAAAACATGGCCTCGAAAATGGCGTATTACAACGAGCATTTCGCCATGGTCGATTTTTCCGGTAAGTTTCGCGTGGTCCGCACCGATGGTTCCCCCGGCTTCCTACCGGTGTTTATGGAAAAGGGGGACTTTCTTAATCTCCGGGCCTCAGACTTTTTTATTGACGCTAAGCAAAAAGTCCGGCGCACGGCGGAAATCTGGCTGCAATCCCCTCAGGCGTGCAATTACACCGCCGTTGAAAACATGCCGGGGGCCACGGACCTCGATTCCCCTGTTTTTAACTTGTGGTCTGGATTTGCCGTTCCCCCCGGTGAGGGCCGGTGCGACGCCTGGTTAGACCTAGCCAAATTTGTTTGCGGGTCCGGCGAGACTCTGGAGTGGATGCTCCACTGGTTGGCCAACATCGTTCGCGAGCCCCAAGGAAAACCCGGCACCGCCGTTGTCTTGGTTGGCGTGCCCGGTGCCGGTAAAACGACGTTTATTCAGTATTTCGGGGAGATCCTTGGTGACTACTACGTGCCCGTTACCCATGAGGCCCACATCACCGGCAACTTTAACGCGCATCGCGCCTCCGCCCTCCTTATCCACTCCGAAGAAGCCCTGTACGGGGGGGACAAACGCCATCGCGGCATCATCAAGTCCCTCATCACCGATTCTTACCAAATGCTTGAGCACAAGGGGGTTGACGCTAAACGCATTAAGTCATTTTCCCGCCTCATACTTTCTTCTAACAATGATAACCCCGCCCCAATTGAGCCCGGCGACCGGCGGTTTACCACGTTCGACCTAGGCGATCGCAAGGCCCCCGAGGCGCTAATCGCGGCCGTGCTCAACGAGCGCACCCATATGAACGGCCAGGCTGCGCTCCACAAACTCCTACTCGAACGGCCGTATTTCCCTCAAATCCCCCGGACCAACCTTAAAAGCGAAATAACCCTTGATGTGGCCGCCCGGAACTTGGACCCCATTGATGCACTCTGGATGGAACTGTTAATCCGGGGGGAACTCCTGCCCCTTGAGGCTAAGTGGTGCCAGCGGCCCGCCCCCGCCGATAACTTGGAAAACACCTCTCTCCTGCTTTGGCCAGAGCTGGTGTCTACCGCCGCGCTCTACCGGTACTTCGAGTTGAGACTTAGAAACCGGTGCCCATCCTCGCAAGTGGCCATAACCACCCTTAAGAAAAAATACCTCAAGGGGGAAGCCTCGGAAGTTTACGCGATGTACGACATACCTGAGGCCGACGATCTAACTGTTCCTCCGGACTGGCGGCGGGACCTAGGGCACCGGCAACGTTCAATTAAGCTGCCGCCGTTGGAAGGCTGCCGGGATATGTTCTCCGCGTACATCGGCCAACCAATCGACTGGGGTTCGGATGAAACTATCCCCTCAACTACCACCAAACCTGCCCGCCCCCGCTATTAATTCGAAAGGCATTGAACATGTCCTGTTATTGCGATTATGACCCCCCGGAGTGGTACAGGCAGACCCATGTAAAGGCCGCGCGCCGCCCTCACAGGTGCTCAGAGTGTGGGGCAAGGATTCCAATCAGAGCAGCGTACAAACATGTGGTAGGCAAATGGGACGGCCAACTGTCTGAGTTCCACATGTGCTTACTTTGCAAGGAATTGGGAGAGTGGGCAGAGATTTCCGTTCCCTGCTTTTGTTGGGCGTTCGGCCATTTATTGTCCGACGTTCGCGACATGGTGGAGGAAATATCCCCTACCGTTCCTGGCTTCTTTTTTGAATACGGGCGGCGCAAAGTTAAAATAAACAAAGTTCGCGCGGCGGTTGAACACGGGGCCAGGTAACTGTGGCACTTTGCCACAGACCATGAAACCCCTTGACAGCGCTGTTTGGTCGTGGTTTACTTAGTTATCATTCAAGGTAAATCCGGCATAGGGGAACACCAAAATGGCAATCAGCATCCACCACACCCTGATTAAAAAAGCTGCCAAGTTCAACATCCAGCTCAAGGTGGAGGAAAACGAAGTGGTTGCGTACCTGGACGGGAATAAATACTTGGTAGCGGGACTCCCGGCCAAGGCCGTACTGGAGCAGGCTCTCGCCAAACTGGAGAACGGCCACGCTAAAACGCAACCAAGCACCCGGCGCGGCATCGAACAAGACGACGCCTCTGAAGAGAACGAGGGGGACGAGCATTTCGATAATGCGGAAGAGGCGGACACCGAAGCGGAAGAGGCGGTTGAAAGCCATTCGATTATTAAGTCCCGCTACAAAATCCGTTATCGCCCATTTAAAATGACTTGCGGCGATGACCTGTCCTCGCAGATATCCAAACATGTGACTTTTAAAGACCCCGAGACGGACGAGTTCCGAATCGACCGCGACCGGCTACGGCAGTTTGCCGATGCCAACGAGGTATGGACTGCCTCCTACGAGTGGCTTAATTCCGGCCAGATGCGTATGAATATTGGTAACCGGCTGCGCGCTAGGGTCCGCAAGGGCCACGAGGTTATCTGGAAATGACCCCTTCCGCGTAGAGCCGGATTGGGGGGCAGGCCGCGCGCCTTGACTTGCCCCCTCAGGCCCTGAACCTTAACGGGAAAGGTTCAGGGCCAAGTTTTGTCTCTCCCGGTGGAGTTAACATGCGCCCGATATCAATCGCCGTGTTAGTGTTTATAAGCATTGCCTTGATGCTCCCGGTCTTGAGCACACTTGAGGCCGCCCCCAACAAATTTGCGCCTTCTCCCTCAAACATCCTAGTCGTCCGCAAGACGACAGTTTTTGCCCCTATTTCCCCCGAGGCCACCGTCATCCGTAAAATCCGGTTTGCGGATGACGCGGACCCCCTGGCTGCTGTGGTGGATTTGGGTCCGTTGCTGGTCCAGTTGTCGGACCCTGCTCCTACCGCTCCCGCCGCCGCTCCCGCCGCTTTGCCCCCCAAGGCACACCTCCGCACCAAGCGGAAATCCCCCCAAGCCTCTCAGCACCCCGACGATTACGACTATTTGGGGTATTATTCCAGGGGGTTTCCCACCTATTACGGCTACCCTCAATATTACGGCTACCCGGCACATTTGGGGCTGCCGCGTATGCCCCTCCCTCTTCCCGCCCCCCGCTGGGGTGAAATGGCCAGGGTCCAAACCCTGGCCGGGCCGGTTACTGTTGCGCTGCACTTAGCTTCCCCAATTCAAGACCTAATAGCGGATTTCGTCGCGGCGGGGTATGTGCCGCGACGAATGGGGTGTTTGGCTTTCAGTGGGCATGTACCCAACTCTCGGCACTATGCGGGGGCTGCGTGTGATTTTGACCAATATGGCTGGGGTCTAACCGTCCCGTTTATGTACACCCAGCAAGCTGATGAGATCATTCGGGCGCACGGGTTTCGAAATGGTTGTTCATTTAATGACTGTGGGCACATAGACGATGGTCTACCCTTGAGCCCCCGGCGGCATCAATACCCTCAATACCCCCAGTGGGGGCCAGAGTATTGACGAGTGAACGACGCCGTGTTTTAATTGCCGCCAATCAAGGAGATAACAATGGAACAAACCGAAACCGCCCGTACGGGCAACGTGATTGGCGATGCATATAAATACGAGCGCATAAAGTTCAAAAAGGGGGGTAAGTCTTATACCTCCCAAATCTCGGGCGATGCCGTTTCCCGTGCCCTTTTGGGGGCGGATGATGAGGAGCTGAGTGCAGTGGTGGTGGAAAATGGCTTGGCCGGCCGTTTCGCGCGGGAGTACCCCAATCAGGGCATGTACCGCATGGCTGTGGGGCAGGCCCTTCGCGGCAAACTTGGCCGCAACGAGCCTGTGCTGGTCAAGGGTGTCGTCATCAAGACACGGGACCAGAAAACTGTGAAATCGCCGTTTATTGATTAAACGCTTCCGGGCGTTTACCTGACCCTGCCTTGGCCGCCCCGCTTTCAATAAGTTTGGCGGCCAATTCATATCTTGTGTAGACTCCTTTGCTGTGCTATACTATACTTGGTTGGAAGCGCGGTTTTTAAACAGCACGTCCTAACCCGGCCGCCAGCCCTTCCTCCCTCCCCCCGGTGCTTAGGCTGGCGGCCCCCAATTTAACATAGGAAACCCTACAAATGGCCCCTTTAAAACTCCACGCCGCATGGGACGCCCGCAGCAAGCTCCAAGCCGAGGGCGACAAGCTCTGGGCCGAAGGCGACAAGCTCTGCGCCGAGGGCAGCAAGCTCTGGGCCAAGGGCCGCAAGCTCTGGGCCGAGGGCGACAAGCTCTGGGCCGAAGGCGACAAGCTCCGAGCCGAGGGCGACAAGCTCCGAGCTGAGGGCGACAAGCTCTGCGCCGAGGGCGGCAAGCTATGGTTGAACGCTGTAATCAAAGAATACGGAAATATTCGTATCCAATGGACCTCTGAAGGTTGCGAGTTAGAAAACGGCGACAAGTATCTTT